ATGCCGTGTTTCGTCTGTCCCAAAGTTGCAGGTACGAAACACGGAAAAACGGACGCAAAAAATCGGGATATTCGCAAGCGTAAACAAAAATATGTAGATACCCGGAAAAGGTAAAGAATAATACACCTTATTATATATAAGATATGGCAGAAGAAAATAATGAAATCAAGACCGAAGCTCAGTCGCAAGCAGCGGCTACAGCTCCACCCGTAGACGACCGACCCAACCGCAAGGCTTTCTCCGAGCGTTTTGCCAAACGCCACAAGGACATCGACTTTGAGGACAAGGAGGCTCGCTACGCTGCTATGAACGACGATGCCGACGCCCTATCCCGATATGAGGAGGATGGCAAGGCTCTCAGCGAAATGTTCGACAACAACCGTTGGGTTGCAGCTATGGCTATGGACCTTACAAAGAATCCCGACCTAAACCCTATCACATGGATAGCTTCTCATGGCATCGACATCGGCGCTGCTATGCAGGACGAGAAGATAGGCAAGGAGGTGGCTCAGCAGATTGCCGACTTTCAGCAGAAGAAGGCTGACGAGGAAAACCACGAAAAAGAACTTGTTGCCAACCTCCAAAAGTCGGCCGATGCTATGGACGAACTTGGTCTTGACGACGACGCTAAAGCCGACCTTTGGGAGAGTTTCTTCAAGGTTATCGGCGACGCCGAGGATGGTATAGTCTCCACCGAGACGTGGCAGCTCTTCAAAAACGCGCAAAACTACGACGCTGATGTGGCTTCCGCACGCGAGGAGGGTGCTATGCAAGGCCGTAACGAAAAGATTCAGAACAAGGTCAAGCGTTCCGAAAAGACCGAAATTCCGCCTTCTCTCAGTACTAACGGTGGTGTGTCACCCACCAAAAAGAAGTCCAGTGGCTTCTGGGATGGTCTGGTTTAAAAGTAAAACACATTTTATTATTTATTAATTTCTAAAATATCAATTAAATGAAACACTATCGGTTTATTAATTTTATTAAAAGCGGACGTTTCCTTACTTGGCTCTTACTTATGCTTCTCTCCGTTGTAACTGGCGGCTCGTCGCTCATGGCTGTTGGCGACAATGTTGCGCCTCAGATTGGCGACGAGGGTCCTGACCCGGCTTCCGCTGCTGAGGCTGCTGCCAACGAACCCGTTGAGCCTGGCAAGAGCGACCTCAACAGCCCCGGTGGCAAAAAGGATGGTCAGGATTTAACGGGCTCTCAGGCTTCATCCACCCAGCTCAAAGAGGGTGACATGATTGACGATGAATGGGATAATAACATTGTCAAATTCTACCCATACAAGACTCCGCTTCTCAGTATCGCTCGACAGGTCGCTGGTAAGGTTCCTATCAAGAACTGGACTGCCAAACACATGCGCATCGGTGGCGAAACTCTCGATGGTAAGACTACTGCTCCAATCACTGGTGGCGACACCATCGAGCTTAACTCTACCAACTTCTCTGGTTCTCTCCGTCCGTTCTACAAGTGCTCTACTGTCTACGTTCCCGACGTTGAGGGCTACAAGGAAGGTTCTACTACCGTGCGCGAGGGCGTTCTTCAGCTCTACGTTATCGAGTCCAACGGCAAGAAGGTCACTCTCCAGGCTACCAACGGCAAGGCTAAGGACAATGGCACTCCTGCCGACGACCTTGACAGCATGACCTGCCCCGACATTCCTTCGGGCTCTGTCTTCCTCGTTGGCTCAACTGCCGCAAGCGAGTCTCAGCTTATGGTTCCTCCTGAGAACATGCAGCCTCGCGAGAAGGAGGTTTGTGTGCAGAAGAAGCTGCTCAACATTCTCTTCACTACCGACTACGAGAAAGTACAGACCAAGGTGCCTATCACCGTCAAAGACCTCAAGGCTGATGCTATCATGAAGTACAACCTCCGCGCTGAGCGTTCTTACTGGCTTGGTACTAAACGACGCTTCAAGGTGCTCACCGAGGATGGTGCTGTAGAGGACGTTTACATTGCTGAGGGCATCTTGTCTCAGATTACCAATAAGTATGCTATTGGCGACGTTCATGAGTGGGCCGATTGGATTGCTCTCTCTAAGCTTCAGTTCACCGACTTTGCCGAGAACAACCACGCTTACGTCTTCGCTGGCAAGAACTTCATCGAGCGCATGGAGAAGATGAAGATTGACAAGGATGGCAAGAACGACATCATCAATCACGACGAGTTCGACCTTACTTTCAAGCGCATCAAGGACACATTCGGTACTTTCGATGTTGTTTGGGATCAGACTCTCGACCTTATGCACATGGAGGACTTTGCCGTTATCATCGACCTTAAGGCGAGTCGTCGCTACGTGCGTGTTGCCAACAAGGAGCGCACCAACGACATGTCTAAGGGTGCAGGTGCTATCCGCGACGCTAAGCGTTGGATTCACGAGGAGGCCGATTGTATCGCTCTCCGTGGCTACAACTCTATACTTGTTGGTCCTGAGGAAAAGATTTCTAAGCTTGGCGGGTCCACTCTTACCACTATCATCTCTGCTCCCAAACTCCCCGAGACTCCGTCTAACGGCATGAAGGTTGCCCTTACCGAGGACTACGTCTCTGGCGATTTTCAGTACGACAAGGGTACCGTCTACTACTACAACGGCACCAAGTGGGAACTCTACAGTGGTCAGGACGTGGCTGCATAAAGTTTTTTATTTCCGTAATAAATTAGTTGTCCCGATAAGTCCTCGCTGAGCAACGGCTTTGCTCGCTAATGTCTCAGCGAGGCTTATCTTTAAAATCAAAAACTCAATGATTAAGATATATAGATTAAAACAGGCTCTCAACAATGGTCATCATGTTCTTGTTGGCGCAGGTGGCAACAAGGTTCACTACGAGTTCACAGGTGGCAACGTCATTGCTGGCACTTGTCCTGAACTTTCTCTTAAAGGCAAGTACTTTCAAGACCTTCTTGAGAGCAGTAAGCTTTTCAAGTCCGGTACAGTGGTGTTGGTCCGCGAAATCGAAACCTCCGACGACATCGACCCCGTCCCAACTCCCGAGCCAACCCCCAAGAAGCAGGTGGATAGTGTCGATTCTGTCACCACCCCCGACGAGCTTCTTGTTTACGTCAACACTAACTACTCCAAGAATTTCACCAGTCCTGCCAAGGCTCTCGCTTTTGCAGCTAAGGAAGGCATCGTCTTCCCCAAACTGTCCCTTGGCGAGTAGTTTCTTAAAGCATTAGTTATGACTATCTCCGAAATCATCAACAAAGTAAAATGGTGTATCGACCACGAGACTCATGAGGATGCCAAGCTTGCCGACAATGGAGAGGATTCCTACATGGATAATATCATACGTGCCAAAATCAACGACGCACGCCGATGGCTCGCCGTAGCCACCTCCCAATCCATCACCCTCTCCTCATCTCCAAGCTCCTCTTCCTCCTCCAGTGTTACAACACTCACTATCACCCCCTATGATGGCTTTTCCGACATCGCCACCATCACCATCCCCTTGTCTCTTTCCACCGTCACCTTATCTCGCGTACGTCTCTCGTCATGGCACAAGGCTGCCATACCTATTCTCGACACCTCCGACGACGCTCTGCTTATGTTCGACGAAACCGCCAAGGGTACTGTCAACCGACCTCTCGCCACTGTCATGCAAGGCTCTCCTACGAGAATCCTTGTTCAGCCTTACACCTCTACCGACACTGCCGAGATTGTCTATATCGGTATAGCTTCCGACATCGACACTTCTTCTGATGATACCACCGTAGATATTCCAACCATCCACGAGTCTGCCTTCATCTACTACATTGCCTACCTCTTGCTTACCGCCTACCAAGACCCACGTGCGCAAGCAATGTTCGCTATTGCAGTCCAGCTGACAGGCTCCAAACAGTCCGTATAGTTATGTACACTCTCACTGCATCATACTCTCCCGAAGAACTTGCCTGGGTAACTCCCGAAGTTCAGTTTCAGCGTGACATCTACCTCATCGTCACCCTCAAACGCCCCGGCAAACTCATCATCCGGCAACGTGTCTCCGATGGTTCCAATCCGCGCGTGCCTATCCGACGTCACAAAGATATGACCTCCTTCAAGCTCCGCCTCACCATCCTCCCCGAAACCGTCGGACTACAGATTTTCACATCAACCGAACCAAAAGAAATTAAATATGCCTACATTTAGAGAAGACCCTAAAATCGGTTCTAAGGTCCCATTAATCAAAACTGCCGACCTTAACGACAAGTCGGTCACTGAGAAGAAGTTGGCCGACGGAAGTATAACTAAGGACAAAATTGCCACTGGTGCAATAACAAAAGACAAACTCTCAAATGATATTCTGAATGGTATTGCGATTGAGAGAATAACAGAAAAAGAAATCGAAGAAATAGTAGGAGAGAAAGGAGACATAAAATGAATAAGTTTGTAGATGATAAAGGACTTAAAAGATATACTGACAATATGAAACTTCTTCTTAAGAAGAAAGTTTCTAAGAAAAGACCTTATGGTCAGATAGTTATTGGTAAATCAATAAATCCAAAATCGTATGATTGGGGAACAATATATGCTTTTCGTGGACATCCATGTATAACAGTATGGAGTGATAATAAAGTTGAGACATTTAATATAATTATTCGTGATAATACAGGTACAGATGTAAGTAATACGTATCAATCATCAGGAATACCACTTATCAACAAAAAAACTAAATTCGCTCATTTAATAAACTTAATTGGATATCAAAGAAACATTCCATGTGGTTTTAGAATGTTTAATCCATATACAAATGGAGACACTACTATACATTTACGAGAAGTAAGTATTCCACATGCTAACCTTACAGGTACTTCAAAAAAGTATAGTTGGGTTAATGGGAAACGTGTGACAAGTAAAAAGGGAACTTTTGAGATGGCTTGTGAAACATTGAAATATAGGTTTAATCCTAAGGAAGACTATACAGGGGTTGGTATAGTAAAGTCATATCAGTTAAGTAATGGAGTTGTTGGAGTACCATATTGGAAGCATAGTGTATCTCGAGGTAAACCTTATAGAGATAAATTTCCTAATAAAAAGAAAAAATATACAAGATTTACGAGAAAAACTTCTGAATTAGGTGGTGGTTTATGGCTTGTACGTTTCTATGATGGAAGGAGTAAAACATATATGAATGATGTAAAAGTATATGTAAGGAAAACCAAAGAAGGAAAGCTTATTTTCAAAAGGACATAAAAAAAGGTAGCGTTATACAATAAGGATACTACACCACAAGGCATGTACTTCATTAACCATATAACTTACTACCCATTGCAAAGATACTATATAATATTCAGTTTTACAAGAGTTTGAGTAATAAAATAAATATAAAATATAAAGTTTAACAAACATTAGTAATAAATTAACAAACAAACAATTATGACAAAATTTGTAGACAGTTTAGGACTAAAAAGATTAGTCACAAAGATTGCTGAAGCAGTTAGCAATGGAACTTGGCTGCCCGTGAGGAAGGGAGAAGGTGAAGGTGCTGTTGTAGAAGGAAATATTGGTAACAACAAGGCAACTGGAAGCTTTTCACATGCCGAAGGTGATTCTACAGCAAGTGGAAATAGATCTCATGCCGAAGGCAGTGCCTCTGCTATTGGAAATAGGTCTCATGCAGAAGGATTAAGCACAATAACGCGAGGTGATGCTTCTCATGCAGAAGGAAATGTAACAGAAGCAGCAGGAGACTTTTCTCATGCAGAGGGTTGGAAGACTGTATCAGAAGGAGATGCCTCGCATGCCGAGGGTGGTAGCACTAAAGCTAAGGGAAGAAATTCTCATGCAGAAGGAAAACAAACTAAAGCATACAGTGTATTCTCCCACGCAGAAGGTTATATGACAGAGACTGGCTCTGAAAGTGACACTAACACTACTGGTGGCGCACAACATGCAGAGGGTTATAAGACAAAAGCTGTAGCACTGAGATCACATGCAGAAGGTTCTGAAACACAGGCTTTGGGATTTGCAAGCCATGCAGAAGGTTTGCGTACTATAGCACGTGGTTATAGGTCACATACTGAGGGACAAGATACTTGTATATTAAGTACTGGAGGTCATGCACAGGGAATGGCTAATTATCACACAAATGATTTGTCTGTTATACATGATATAGGTATAGGTACTGTTACTGATAGTACGGAGGAAGGTGGCACTCCTACTATTACAAGACTTTCTGCCGAGGCTATTATATGTACAGAGGATAATAAGAATGGTTATAAATATCTGATTGGTGTAGGTGGATATGCTGGCCAGGCAATTGGTCCAGACACTAAGAGTGTGCAAGAAGTGATAGCAGACCTTGAAAAAGGAGTGGCAGCAACAGAGACTATGACTGTTGAGGATATTAGGGAGATAATGAGTGCATAGAAATAAAAAATAAGATAAATAGTAACATAAATTTTTTTTAAAACAAACAGTTATGACAAAGTATTTAGACAAGGTAGGCCTTACAGAGTATACTAAGCTGATGAAGGCTCATGTAGCAAAGAGTACCTTAAAACTTGGTGAATCATCAGGTACGGCTTATGACGGAGCAAAGGGTAAGGCAAATGCAGACTTCATCAGTGGGGTGAAGAACGGCAACCTCGCCCTTGTGAAACCAGAAATCAGAGGCAGATGGAATGTGTTCAACGCAGCTGGTACAGCAGTGGAATCAATGGTTTCATCATCAACCTCCCTGTCACTTGAAAACGGTTATCAAGCATCATGGACAGGCGCATTCTCATATCCAGCAGCAAAGGAAGGCCAGAAAGTTCCAACAAGTGTATCTGGTAATTGGACTGCACTTCCAGCAGCAAATACACCCTCTGCAACATACACAACCCCAGAGAAGGTAAAGACTGACACCACCATCTCTGCAACCATCGCAGCTGCCAAAACTGGTCTTATGGTTGTTGGTTCAGATGTAAAGCCCGCAAGTGGCAATGACACAAAGACAGCATCTGCAAGTGTACACTTCTATCATCGCCGTTACTTTGGTTTGGCTTCAACATCAAGTATAACAGCAGATGTTATAAAGGGTTTGAGTAAGACAGACCTTAATAATTCACGCACAGCAAAGCTTGAAGGTATCTCAGCAACAGATGCCCAGTACTATGTAATAGCTTATCCAAAGGCAATGGGTGAGTTGATTAAGATAGTACAGAATGGAGCCACACCATTGCTGAATGGAGGTTTTGAAAAGAGTGAGGTAACAGTGACAAATGCAGCTGGTGCTTCAATAGTTTACTTGGTATACCGTACAGTAAACCCAGGAGCATTGAAGGATAACTCATTCCTGGATATAGCATAAATAATTGTTTAACATTAAAAACATAAAAAAGATATGGCATTAAAACAAGCAAATACGCTGGCTCCAAGTAATGTGTCAGCAACAGGTTTTGCCTTGGCAGACGCAAGACATATTGGAGGTCATAAAGTTGTAGCAAGCCTTACGGCTTTGTATGCATTGCAGGATTGGCAGCTGCTTAATCCTGGGGAAACAGACACAGCATTGGCATTAGGTCAGCAGTGGTATGTTAAGGGAATTGGTTTCTATAGACTAACCAACTGGGCTAATCGTAAAACATCAAGTGGTTGGATAAAGGAAGTAGATCCAAATAACATTGACACTACTCTGTTTCAGATTGTTTCTGCTCTTCCTACAAGTGGCATTAATAAGAATCGTATATATCTTGTAGCTTCGGCAAACAGAGACCCTAATGGTAAAAATATATATGCCGAGTATATCTATACTGGTGATACCTCAGCCACCTATGACGCAACCAAGTGGGAGAAAATTGGTGAATATACACCAACAGTGGACTTATCGCCTTACATGAAGTTGGAGCAGAAGGGTGTGGCTAATGGTGTAGCTACCTTGGATGCAAATGGCAAGGTTACTGATGGACAGTTGTGGGATGCAACAAGCGAGAATCATGGCTTGATGTCAGAAGAAGATAAGAAAATTCTTGATACAATCAATGATGAACTATATGCGGGTAAATACTCTGATGTATGTAAGTTTGATGATATATTTACACCCCTTATTGGGGATGTTGAAATACTTCAGCAATCACTTTCTGAGTCTGTTGTAAACTATGATATTGTCTATCTTACAACTAAAAATATGTTTGTAGCAAGACATGAGGGTAAATATTATAATAACTGGGCGCATAGAGAAGAAACCTTTGGTGCCTTAAATACTCCAGTAGAAGGTAAATTGTATTTAAAGAAAGCAGGACTGTCAGTGGCTGGTTCGATTGCATCACCTACTTTATATACGGGTGATAGTAATGGTCTCTATCCTCTTGCTAATCAGGCCGATATTCAGGTAATGTCTAATGAGGAGATTGATGCTTTGTTTGCATAAACATAAGTTATAACAAGTAAATAAAAGTGGTGAACCTTCTAAAGGGTCCACCACTTTTTCTTTTCTTTAATCAATCTTATCCAAATCTTCTACAGCCTCCTGTATTATCATCTCAATATTCTTATTCGCGAAGTCCACCTGCTTCTTATCATCGGCCCACTTCTTTCTCATCGTGTTCCAATGGCGCATTCGCTTTTCCGCATTCTTGATGATATTCACCTTTCTTTGCTCAGGTGAGCCTTCGAACTTTTCCAATGCAGCAGCATTTTCAATCCTCTTCATCGTAGGCACGTTCTTCGATTTCAGCTTGTCGTTATTGGCGATAGTCTGTTCCATTTCCTCCTTGTAGTTATACCATTTGGCTTTGGTTCTCGCCATGCTCGACTGTTCTCTTGGAGTATAGAAGAGTGAGCGCAAGAATGGCACATCGCCCACTTCTATCTCGTCTGTCTTGCCAGTCGTTGCCTTTGCACCCAAGCCTGCAGTGCGTTGAGTAAATGTGCCCATACCGCCACTCCACGAACCGAAGAAATGATTGAGCATCGACGGGTCCGTTGCCCAGTCAAGAACCTCGTTGCCCTTCATTTCCGGATTACCAGGAGCTATATTGTTTGTCTTGGCGTTCACCCACTTGTTCAAGTCCACAAGTCTTGCCGGAACATTATTATAGGCGTTCTGCCATGCCGGGTTAAGCTCTGTCTTATCGCCCGTTCGTCTTATCGGCGCACCCTTCCAGTCGTTGTTAAGCCACCATTCAATGAACGGAACTATAGCAGTAGGAGCAATACCTTCTGTAGTCATGCCAACTCCGTTTTCCAAGCTCTTTTCATAGTTCGGATTATTCAAGAAGTCCACCACCGGGAATAGCTGCGACATACATCCCACGGCATCCATAGCCATGTTTCGCTGGCTCTTCACATTCTGGGCAAATGTTTGTCCTGCTGCCAAGTCGCCAAGACTATAGAATGCTCTCAGCTCAATAGCCAACGGCACTGTCACAAATTTGTTATTGCCCACATATATACACAGGTTGTTTCTCCTGATATAGTCTGGTAACTCGCCATACGGGTCTTTCACGTTGCCTCTGTCCTTCTCGTCCTCATTCTGTATAATAGCATTGTTGACAGCAGCCATAATCAACGCTAAGGCAAACGGTGCAGATGTCATAGCAACAGTAGTACCCACAGGCGCACGCTTGATATTCTTTAACAGCAGGTTCGTACTCTGAATGCCAGCATTAAAGAACATCGAGTAGTTTCTTAGGTAGCCTGCCACAAAGCCGTATGTGTTTCGCCTTGCCTTCTGCCAATCACCCATTTCTCCGTTCTTGAAGCTCTTTATAGCATCACCCGAACCATGACGGTTGAAGTTTGTCGATACCTCCTTTGCGTCATACGCGCTTCTTGCTGCCGAACGTCCCAAGTCTCTTGATGTGCAATATGTGGCGAAGCGTGCCATATTCTCAGCCACCTCGTTCAAGCTCTCAACGTTCTCGCCCAATTTCTTAAGCAGTTCCACAGCATTAACCACAACCTTCTTCGCGCCCTTTGCCGACTCCTTTTCCACAATACTCTTGTAGCTCTTCTCCATGTCGTGCATCGAGAACAACTGAACAAAACCTGTCTCGCCGCCGTTCTCCATGAACTCCTTGAAGTATCGCTCCATCTTCGAGTTGCCAAGCGTGCCCTCTCTGTATCGGGCATACAGTCCGAAGCCTACACCATTCTTGAAGTCTTTCATCTTCATGCTCTTCAATCTTCCTGCGCCCTCATTGTAGAACACATTCAGCGGATTAAGCTCACCATAATAGCGTGCCCATTTCTTAGCATATCTTCCACCTTCCTTTGCCCTCACATGCGAAGATGCAAATTCCGCGTCTCTCACGATGTTTCTCATTACAAACTCCGGACTCCACGATGTTGAGGCCATAGCCATCCATCGTGTCACAGTCTGCAACCACTTTTGGCTTGCCTTGCCGTTCTCCAGCATTCCGTTCAAAGCCTGTGCCGCTCTCGGATTGCCAAGCACCACAAATCTGTGTGTTCGTCCTGCTATCTTCACGTCCACAAAGTGTTGGCTCTTGTCCTTCGCTCTTTGGAACTTGAAGCCGATGTCCGTGCTGTTGCTCAGACTCTTTGCCTCGCCCTTAGCTTGCTTGGCCCTCATGTCCGTTTCAAAGGCATCCACAATTTCTGCAACTTCATCAGCTTCGGCTCCTTCGGGAATCTTCGGATAAGCCTCCTCCCAAATGTCGTTACCGTTTCTGTCTGTGCCTATTTTTTCTACCCAAACCTTTGTCTCCTTCACAAGATTCTGCTCTCCGCTGTTTCTCACGAATCGCGCAAAGGCTTGCTTTATAGTGTTCTGCCCTCCGTTTCTTATCGCACGGTTGCCCATCAAGCCTATCTGTGCCAATATCTCCACATTGCTCAGACTCTTTCGTCCCTTGGCGTTCATCAGCGTCGTACCGATATAGTTGCTTGGGTCGCCCATTTCTGTCACATATCCGTATACGTCCTCAGCGGTAGCCTCGTCAAACTTTCTCAACGGTACATACCAGTCGAACATGCCCAATACTCCGTCATGTGTAATTTGACTTATCAGTCCACTCTCGTAGTCCGAATTTACAGAATAATCAGTAGCTGCCTTCACCTTCTTCCAGAAGTCGGCAACTGAGCCTTTCTTCATGCTTTCCATGCTCGCCTCCTGGTTCATTACCTCGTCAATAGCTCCGGCATCATCGTATGGTGCTTTCTTGTCTGCAATACCCTGCAAGCCGTGCATACCCGAATAGTCATGCTCCTCAGCCTTGAAGTCCTTGTCCAAGTTCTTTACAATCCACTCGTCCATCTGACGGTAGTACTCTTTCAAGTCTATCTGTCCCGAGTCAAGCTTCTTTCTAAGGTCGTATTTTTCGCCCTTCCAAGCAGTCTCCAAAGCATCAATACTATCGGATTCTTCACTCTTCACTTTTCGTTCTTCCCTTATCCAGTCTCTCACGAACAGCACACGGTTTCTCTCCAATCCATGCTTTCTAATCATATACAGATTGAAGTTCCTTATTCTGTCCTCCACCTTCTTGCCGTCGAAGCTGTCCAACACGCTCGACATAGCCTTGTCAAGCGGCTCCATATAGTGTATTTCGAAGAGCTTGGATTTGTCGCTCATCTTGCCCTCCGTGATATTTTGCATCAGATATGGATTCATCGAGCTTGCCACATCTTCAATCTTCCTGATAGACGGATCAATAGCCTCCATCAGTTTCTTCAACGAGAGCATATTGTCCATGAAAGCCTCCGTAGCCATATAGCTATGACGGTCCAGGGCATGATGGTATCTGTCCAAAGCGGTAGCAGCACTTGGAGCCGTGCGGTAGTGTATCTCTCCGTCCGTTGTCTCCAGCCATTCCTCGCGACTCATGTTCTCGAAGTCATGGCTCTTGCCGTCGTTGTCATACAGCTCGCCGCCCTCAATCTTCGTGTACTCCGTCTTCTCATGCTCTATCTTCCACCTCACAGCCTCAGCTCTCAGCTTCCACAGCGGACTGTCTCCATGCTTCTGCACGTTCTTCGCAAGCCACAGCATATACTTCACGTCCTTCACGTTAGGCGAAACTCTGTAGCCTATCTCATGCAGGGCATCTGTCACCTTATTCTTAATGTAGTTCCAGAATCCCGGCTCACCCTTTCCGTCCTCTGCGCTCTTGGCGATAAACTCTTCAATAGCGTCATAGAATCCAAGGTGATTCATGTTCATCTTTTCCTTCACATAAGCTCTCAGCTCAGCATTGATAGGGTTGTCCAAGTCCATCCAAAGGTCTCTCATGTAGGAGTCAAACTTATCTCCAAGCAGTCCTCTCATACCCTTGTGTCCTACAGTCTCGTGCCAAACGGTTTTCTCCGCGGTATACGTGTCATGGATGTTCGGCATATACAGATGCACCTCGCCCGTCTTCTCGTCATACCAGCCAGTCACCTGCTTGCCGCTCTCTATATCCTTGCGCACCTTCGGGTTCTCAATCTCCTCAACCGAGTTCACCATCTTCACCTTGCCTCCAGTTCTCTTGGCAACCTTCTCCACGGTCTTGATGATACGCTCGCTCATAGCATTCGAAGCCCCTGAAGTCTTCTCAGGTGTTACAACACCCTTGTCGTAGCTCCACCCATTCTCGTCAACATCAGCCATAGCTGCATCGTCTATAGTCTTGTTGAAGTCTTCAAGAATATCCTCAATGGCTTTATCCATCTTGCTCTTGTCCGAAACCTCAAAGAGTTTCTTCACAGCGTCCTTCACACGTTCCCACACGCTTCGGTCTCCCTTGCGCATAAGCTCCTTTGCGAAGTTCACCACTCTGTCCATCACTCCAAGGTCAAGTGCTTTTCTCTGACGTGGGTCTGCCATCTGTGCTGCAAACTCATACTCGTCCTCAAGTCCATAGTTATTCTCTCTAAACTTCTCTTGGTTCCCAACGGCACGGTCGTATATCTCCGATATTGTCTCAACTGCCTCTATCTGTTTTTGGGTGAGCATACCGTCTGCCTTGCCGCTCTTCACAAGATGAATGGCTCCGTTCACACCCTCATGTATCATTTCATGAAGAATGGTCACAGGTAACTCTACCTTAGAAGAAGATGTTTTTACAAGTCCGTCAATAGAATATCTTATATCGCGTTCAGGCGAAGCGTAGCCCATTGGACTTGTCAGTTTGCCACTATTTATTTCATCCTGTACACCAAAGTCTACACCAAGGCGTTTTAGCACATCGCGTGTTTGGGCAAACAGTTTTCCGAGTTCTGGGGAGGTGTTAGACTGTCTAAATATCTTTTCAACCTCTCCAAATCCGATTTCACTTCCGGCTGACAATCCGTAAGTGTTTCTGAGATTTTCTGCTCTAACTCGTCTATAGTCAAGTTCTCTATTGATTGCAGCCAAGGCAATTCTGTCTTGTGCTTTATTTCTATGTCCTTGAAGCGTAGTCTTATTATCCGCATTAACGGACGCGAGTCTTCCAGTTCCCGCTCTCTCCGAATCTTCGCCTGTATTGCTTTCCTTTCTTCTGAGTTCATTTTCTAATTGTTTCTTTTGGTTCTCTAATACTGATTTTCGATAACGGGAAGCAAGGAAAATCTTATCTGAAACAGCTTGCATAAATTCTTCTTTGCTGTCAAAATCACTCTCTACCTCCCCAATCTCTTCATCAAACTTCTTCTCAATTCCCTCCGATGTCTTCTTGTCAACATCTTCCGGCACAACACGGCCATCGCGCTGTCCTTTCGAACCGCCCTTCGCCTTGTTATACACCTCAGCAGCGTGCTCCACTCTGTACATCACACTCTTGCCCTCGTACTTCTTCTTCAAGTATCGCTGCATTTCCTCCTCGGTCATGCCTGCCAACTTGCAAGTCAGTTTCTTTAGCTCCGCAATCACAGCCTGGCTCGTCTCGTTTCTTGTCTGACGCTCCTGTTGCTCAAAGGTCTCGTACGTGATGCCAAGGAATTTCTTCTTCTGCTCGGCACTATAACCCTCCATATCAAACGGAATAGAGTAGTCCTTCCAATCGCCTCTGACACGCACGTTGATGCCACCCTCGTTAAAGTCTACCCGCACGTTCTTCAACTCCTCCAAGTCCTTAACCGTCTGCTTACTCTTCTTCATCATTATCGCATTGGTGTCGATAATGCGGTCGGGCATTTCCACGTCGCGCAAATCCTCGAAGAAGTCCTCTATCTTGTCGTAGTGACCGCCCAAGTCCCACTTCTCGGGATGGCCAGCCTTTGCTCGCATAGCCTCGTTGCTTATCTTGTCCACCACCACAACACGGCATACTACCTTCGTACCTGCCTGTTCGAACACGATGTCGGGCAGCTCCACCTCCGCACGTAGCACGGCGGTCTTCTCGCCCTCAATCCACTTGTCAAACTTCTTGTCCGTTGATCCTCTCGGTATGAGAGCCACCACCCGACCGCCTTCTTCCAAGTGTTTAAATGCCTTACCCAAGTGAGCAATGGCTGTTGCTCCAGCCGTGCCGAACGGTGGGTTCATCACCACCACGTCGTGCTTGTTGCTGATGTCGTAGTTCTCGAATATGGTGTTCACGAACTTTCGTCCCAAGCCTCCTGCCTTCAACTGCAACTTGGTGAACAGACTCTGGCTCGGCTCAATGGCTGTCATTCGGTTGCCCTTTGGCACATATCGCGCAATGGCTCCATGTCCTGCGCTCGGTTCCATTGCCGTGTCGCCTTCGCCCATGTTCGCCCATTCCACCATCTTGTAGCCCAATGGTTCCGGGGTAGGGAAGTAGTCCACGCCCTCACGGTTGCGCGAGTTAAGCTTCTGGTTGGAGTAGTAGTCAAGCACAGCGTCATCGTATGGGTCGGCGTTCTGCTCCTTTGGCGCGTCAAACTCCTTGCCGCCAACGCCCTGCTGCTCAATTGGCACAACTCCGCTATGCTCCAGTATGCCCTTGGCGAAACTGTCTCTCAAGCTTCGCGCCTTACTGCCAAGCGCAAGGTTCTCCGTCGTCGATACCTGGTTGTTGAACTTCTCGCCGAACAGCATCATTTCTGAGTTCAGTCCCAATATCGGGTACTCAAATATGGCGTTGCTCTTGTTGCCGATACGGTAGGTGCGTCCCTCTATCTGCAAGACTGTGATAGGGCTTTGTGGCAGAGCCAATGTTATGCACACTCGCTGATGCTCGCCCGTCTTGTCATGCAGCGAGATTCCCTCCTTGCCGCTCGCCTCCTGAATCACGATGATGTTCTTGCCGCTGTTGTCGTCGTTGAAGGTGTCCACGGCCTTGTCCTTCACCTTTGAGCTTTCCTTGCCACTAAAGAACAGCACGTTGTCCTTGCCGAACACCTTGGCTATCTGCTCTCTTGGCATACTGTAGTCCAATGTCTGCTCCCACTTCAACAAGTCGGCATACTTCCGGCTGAAAGCTCTAACAGCCTGTATCGCCTCGTTCTTTGCTTCGCCTGGCTTCATAAGTGAGATAGAGTAATTAGCTCTATCCAACATCAAGGCGAACGGCGGCTTTATAGGTTCCTTTGTCTCCACTCTTCGGTGGAATATCACGACCTTGCGTCCTGCGTCCAAATGGGCCTTTATGCGCTCGATAATGTTAGCCACCTTCATAGTCTCAAACAGCGCGCTACCATAAGTATAGTCGCCTATCGTCTTACGGTAAGCGTCTGCCAGCACTCCGTGTCCTCTTACGGCATCCTGCACAGCTTGGTTGAACTGCTCCGCATGGTCGGGCGATACCGTCGGGAAGTCTCTTGAATAGTCATACGGACTGTCTATAATGCGTCCGCTCATGGTTCCCAACGTGTCTAGCAGATAGTCAGAGAAGGCTATCTCCTGCTTGGCTACAGCTTCGGGATTACTCGTGCTCTGCTCCAGTCTGCCATAACGGAACTTGTATGCAGCGCCAAAATGGTCAAGATAGAACTGTGTGCGCCCGCTCATTCTTCCGCCCTTTTCTTCTTCGGGATATTTGAAAATGTATCCCTCCGCATAGTCAAGGTTCTCGCGTGTATTGAACGGTGTGGCTGAAAGGAAGATAGTCTTTGTGTCCTTCCATTCGCTTTTTGCCTGCGCCTCAAGCTTAGGCATCACCTCATTTATGTAATGACTAAAAGCCTTCTTGAATTCGCTGTGTATCTCTCCAAGCTTCGGGAAACTGGCATAATCTCCAGGAGTAAAGTTTATTATCTCCTTCGGTAATGCTTTACTTGTAGCGTATGATATGTCACGTGCCGTTGCGCTCGGATGGCTCGCTTTGTATTCGTCCTGTATACGTTTTACTTCTTTATCGCGCTCAGCGTTAAACTGCTCGCTAAGGCTCTTCATCTTCTGATAGTCTGCATTCGTCTCTTGTAGCCTAAGGAAGCAATGATTCTCGCTTCTGTTCGTCATCATGTAGTGCTGCATACTACGTGCTGTCTCCGCACCATTCTTGTTTTCCATGATACGGTGACTCTCGTCGTATATCACAGCATCCCACTTGGTTTCCAGCAGCTTCTTGTTCACTCCGAAGTTGGCGAATGTGGTGATCACCACGCCCTCGCCGCTTTCCGTCGTAGCCGTTGTGCCACGCTCCTTGGCTATGCTGTCAAGGTCGCGAATCTCCATGTTCAGATTGCGTCCGTCCTTTATCCAGTCGCTCACCTTCTTCTGGCTCGGTGTCACAATAAGTATTCGTCCCTTGCCCTGCTTCACAAGTCGCTTCGCAATGCCAAGTCCCGTGAATGTCTTGCCCGTACCCGTGCCGTTGGTGAACATGTAGCCCTTGCCATAGGCGTGCTCTCTGTCCGCATGTTCCTTGCCGAAGAACTGTGTCTCTGCTTTCAGTACGTCCTCCTGCTGCTGAGGCAGAAGATAGGGTAGGGTCTCCTCGATGTTCTTCTTGTCGCCTATCTTCACCTTGATAGGCTCGGCCTCCATCTGTCTCTGATACTTATCGTTCAGAGGCTCTGAAAGCTTGTTTCTCAGCTTCTCGTTTCCGTGGATGCCTGCCCATTCGCCGATGGTATGGGTCTCACCGTCCATCTGGTAAGGAGTGTTCCAATAGTCTTCGATGAATCTGTCAACATCATCATCGCTGAGGCCTATCATCTTCAACTCCTCGCCTTCCTCGGCGCGCATAGCTGCCTTCCACTCGTTGAACTTGTAGATACCTTCCTTTATTTTCAGCACAGCTCCATTAAGGTGCATCTTGAACAACTCGGGGAGCATTTCTATCTGCTCGGGCGAAAGGTTCAGCTTCTTGAAGGGAGTCAAGGCTATCTTCACATATCCTTGTCCTGCCTTCTTCCATCTTTCCCAAAAGTCCTTTTTCTTCTGCTCGTATTCGGCGCGCTCCTGTTTTAGTCGCTCAGATGTACTATCTGGGAAATGAGTTCCTTGCTTGGTTGCAGGCTTCCGTCCTGCATTCGGGTCAAGAGGTCCATTGCCGCCGCCTTGTCCTCCTCGCTTAGGTACATTTCCCTCATTGCCAGCTCCACCGCCTCCTCGGGTGTCAGTACTTCCGGCAGATACGGCATCCATTCCGGGTGTATTTCCTTCACCTTTGTCAACGCGCGGTTTTCCAGTAGATACAGGAGTGTCGTTCTCACCGCCCGTTCCGCTCTCTCGCTCTCCGGGTGTAGTTCGTTCGCCGTCTGTTCTATCCACTGGTCCATCAGGTCCTCCGCCTTCTCGTCCTCGTCCCAATCCCAATTCTTGGCTGCCTCCAGTATTGGGAGCATCCAACTGTGTTCCGTCTTTTGTTCCGCTATTGTCGGGAACATTCTCATGTCTACTTCTAACATCGTTCCAAATTTTAAAGTAAGAAATTGCGTTAATTATATTGCCCTTGTCGCCACGCAAGTATGCGAGTGCGGCAGGTATCAACTCTTTGTTCTCCTCAGAAGTCAGCTCGTTTATCTCTGTTTCCGTAAGAGGATTCTTCGATGATACGGCTTCTCGTTCCTCCAAGTCCATCTGTTCCCAAGGCTTGTCTATCTTCTCGGCTTCTGCCTTGCCTACTTCCTCGCCAAGAATCTTTCCTATCTCTCGACCGATAATCCTGCGTCGCTCCACCAAGCCAATACCGTTTCCTCTCAGCTTGGTTTCCATCGCCTGTTTCATCTTCTCTGTAGCACGCTTTATATCAGAAGCGTCGCCACTCTCCTTTGCCTTCGCCAGTTCCTCCTTAGCCTTCTGCACCTGCTCGTCCTTATACATTTCTGCAGTATGCGCCAACCAAGCCAACGGATTTGTCTTCGAAGGTTCCTCCTTTGTCTTCTCACCCTTCGGGTCTATAGCGTCTTTTATATCGCCCTTCGGTGTTACAACACTATCGGATTTTTCACTTTTCTCTTTTCCCTTTTCACTCTCCCTCTTGACAGCCTTGTCTACTTCTCGCTGTCCTTCTGCTGGTTCGTTTCCTCCTGGTGCTTGCGGTTCAGTTCCCTCAGAGCTGCCAGCATCGCCATTTCCTTCTTTGCTTGAATGTCTTGTTTCATAGTCTTTCCAATTTCTAAGTTTTAAAAATTCGTTTACAAAATCTTCCTTTGTAGGCCTCTCGCCAAACATTTCCGCCTGACTGGCATCCGCATAATGAGCTGCATTACGGTTATATGCCATCATCAGCTCACGGAAGTCCTCAACCTTACCCTCCAGAGCAAGAGCGATAGCCTGAGATATAGGGTCAAATCTGTCCGCAGCGTTCTCGCCAAACATAGCAGGAGTGCGCAAGTATGCGTCCACACCGCTTCCGCCTTGACGAGCTTCATATACCAACTGCACAGCCTTGTCTATCTCCTTCATCAGAGCATAGTCGCCAAGTTTCATGTTGTCTGTCACAGCACGGATGCCATTCAGAGCCTTTGTCTTAAGCATTCCGTCAACGCCCATCATACGGATAGTGTTTTCTGAGAACACGCTGCCAAGCAACAGATTCTTCACGAAGTCCTTGCCTGCTGCCGAGAGCTTGTCTTCACTCTCACGCAATCCGGCTACCTCGTTCAGACCAATCACGCCCTTATCTATTAAACGCTTTAGCAACGAGTTTATTGCTGTAGGATTGTTAAAGAATGCATCAAGATTACCGCTTCCCTCTATCTCTGATATAATAGTGCCTATCTCGTCTGCAGAAAGCTTCTTCGAGTTCGCCACTGCTTGCTGTGTATTGCCCTGTGTCTTCTTCTCGTTCTTGTTGAACTTGGCGAAGGTTGCCGTGTCATACTTCATCGGCTCGTCACTCACAAGAACAAGGCGCGGATGCTTTATTCCGCTCTGCTCAATCTGCTCTGCGGTGAAGCCGTAATTCTCTGCATTCTCCTTCAATGCTTCAAGATAAGCACTGTCGGTACCGTTCTTTGCTGCCTTCTGTCCCGCCATCGTTCTGCCGTTACCGTCAACAACAATGCCGTCAGATGTCACAACCGGAACCTGGTCTACTGCCTGTCCGTCATACTTCATGGCTATCATATCAGTTACCAGCTGAGCCTGCTTGTCATTCTCATAGTCACGGTCATTGATAGTCCTGCCTTCTTCGTTCACGGGGAAACCATCACTCTTCTTATATCCGTCGTTGGCATTATGCGAAGGTGTCAGACTGTCTGCTTCAACAATCTCATAGTGTCCTCTTAGCTTGCTTCCGTCAGCCAATGTACGTGTACGCTTGTTGCCCACAATACGCTTACCGCTTTCAAACTTCTCACGAACAGCGCCTAAATTACCTGCTTCACTTACCGAACCTTCTTCACCTGCACTACCTACCTTCTCCATTCCAGCCTTAACCTTATTCGCGGTCATTACCTTCTTGATATTGGTATATAGCTCCAGTTCTGCTTTGGCGGCATCAACCGCCTTCGTCTTCTGAGCCTCAGCTTCCTTGGCGTCGTTCAAGTCGCCCGTGTAATCCACCTTTATTTTTTCGGCTTCTTTCAGCATCTTCTCGGCTCTCTTTATCTGTCCGTCTACAGCAGCTTCTGCGTTCTCGCCAAACTGCGAAGACATCCACTCCGCTCCATGTTCGGGTGTCATTTGCGAGTAGTCAGCAGTCTCACGGCCTTTCGTGTCCTTCATCATCGGCACAGGTGACCCATCGGCAAATGTTAAAGTCTCGTTACTTCCATTGCCATTATCGGATGGATTATTTTTTTCTCCTTCCCCTATAGGCTTTACATCTTCAACTCCAGGCGCCGACGCACCCTCCTTCGGTGTTACAACACTCTCAGTCTTAGTATCGGATTTTTCACTTTTCTCTTTTCCCTTTTCACTCTCAGCGTAAGCCACCGAGTTCTTCTCCTCCAACATCGTCTGATAGTTCTTGGCATAGTCCTCCGTCTTTTCCACATGGTCAAGCTGCACGTCCTTCTTGCTCACGAAGTCCATCTCCTTTGTATTCGGGTCAAGCACGCTAAGCATGTCGCCAACGCTTTCTCTCGCTCTACCCTCATTATCAAAGGCAACATCGCCCGCTCCAACAATAAGTACTCTGCCATTGTTGTCCTTCACAAACAACATCTGGCCGCCATCCTGCTTCTCGCCGTTCAGCTCGCCCTTATAGCTCCATTGCTCCACATGCTTCTGCACGGTCTCAGCAATCTTCTGTTCAGTTCCGCGATACATGCCCACAGCCTTAGCCTTGGCGTTGATGTAGTCGGCAAAAGGTGCAAGCTGTTCCTGCGTCAGTCCCGAGTTTATCAGCTCCATGTATATCTGAGGTTCCGAAAGACCTTCCTTTGTCAGTCTCTCATACTCCTGCTTCAACACATCGTTGCTTTCCAAGGCTGCATTAAACGCCTTTTCGGCATTATTCATGTTGTTCAGCACCTCAGCCACAGCCTCGTTGTTAGGATTCTCCGTGCCAAGGTTATTCTCCTCAACCACGTCCTTGCCCTCTGTCTGCGACTGGTCGGGATGCAACGTTCCTTCCGGGAACTGCTCTCCCTCATAAGCCTTTCTCAGAGCCACACAAGCGTTCTGTTCTCCCTCGCTGCGCTTCAACGGGTCTTTATCCATAGCTGCCTTCAACTGTTCAGCAGTAAAGCCAAACGTTTCGGCTACAGTCTCCAAGGTTTCTTGCGCCACCTTCTCGTCCTTTATCTGAGCTGCACCATAGGCATTACCCAAACGTTGGTTTTCGCGTCTCAGTCTGAGTGAGTAAACTACAGAGTCTCGTTCGTCTTCAGTTTTGACGATATGTTCTGACAATAGCTCTCCATATTTACTATACTCGCTTACAGTGCCTCCTCCATAACCAATATACTCCATCATAGGACGTGACGAAGGAACCGTTCCCATAACCAAAGCAGAGAACTTAGCCTTTGTGTCCCAAGGTATTGTATTGTCTGCCATTATCTCATCATAGGCAGTCTTCACAAATTCAGCGTCCGTATCCTTATACGACTCCTCACCTTTCCCTTTGGCTGCGGTCTTCTTTGCTCGCATCGCCCAAGATGTCAGACTTTCTTTTCTCGTCAGCGGATTGTCGTGTACGTCATATCCGTAGACAGACTCCTTGCGCTTCGGTGCAGACGCGCTTCCGAACAGCTGTTCTTTCTCCTCATTAGTGAAAGTATATCCACCAAAGGCTGCTCTCTGTCCGTCAGATGTCATAAGGTTTTTAATGTTTCTCGCCACCATGTCAAGATAGCTTTCCTTCTTGCCATCCTTCGCATAACGCTTAGGCAGTCTTGCATGTGTCAGCTTCAAGGCTACAACATTGGCGCAAGCCTCAAGGTTTCCCTCTACGCTCAGCCAATCTGTATCATGTCCCTCTATCATCTTGGCAACATTACCACCCATGTGCATACCAACGCCTTCCATAGCCAACTGGAACACCTTGGCAGGAATACGCTTCACGCCACTCACATTATAGATTCCTGCACCTACAGCACCGCCAATGCCGCCCATAGTAGCCCAGCTTGCGCCCTCAGAAAGACCGCCCATAGTCATAAGCTTCACGGTATTGCCAATAGAAGTATCATCGCCAGTAGAGTAGTTCTGCACGGCTGCATTCGTCGAACCGTACAGCACACCCGTCACGCCTTGACTCACAGCACCCGTTGCAGCCATTCTGACGATACGACCGCGCAATGACGTGTTCGCTATTCTTGCTGCCTGGGCTACTCCGTTACCCATAACCTTGCCTGCCACGGCTGCACCAGCCTTTCCTAATGCGCCAAACACAGGAGCGTCTGCAGCAAAGCTCAATGTTCCGCGTGCAACTCTCGCACCCATACCCGGCTTAACATAAGGATTTTCCCCGTTATCGGTCATAGCCATGCCTTGCTGAGCATACTGTCTCTGCTTCTTTGACATCATGCCCATCGACAAGATAGTGCCTATCATCGAGTCGTTGACACCACGGATGATATATTCTGCCGTACTCTTAGGCATATTACGGCTCAATTCGCTCTTCTCAAACTCCTCAGCTATCTTTGCTTGCAAGCCAGGAGCTATATAATTCTTTACATAATCCTCTGGGTCGATACCTAACGAAGCTGCCTTTTCTACTATTTCCTTCTGCATCTTCGGGTCAGAGAACAACCCAGCCATGTCTTTCTCGGCATTCTTGCTGAGCTGATTCATTAGCTTGTCAGGATCAAGGGCTTCATTGTAAGCCTTTCCTGCTGCCATATATGCAAATGGAGAAGCCTTGCTCAAAGCATCTTCTGCTGCAACACCTTTAACTGTCGCATCCTTAAACATCTTTTGGATACTATTGTTTATATATCCGCCAAGCTGTTTGTCAACAAGCTGTCTGCTGCTTTCTTCCAACTCATCCTCCAACTGTCCCCTTGTCTTCACAAGGTTATTGTTCACGTCCTCGTTCCCAAGGTCAAAGGCAGGAGCATTCCTTCGTCTTATCTCACCCTCAGCATTTCTACCAGCCTCTTGTCCAGCCTGTTCCATTCTACGCTCCAGTGACTTCTGTGCTCTTCTCACACCGCCTACCATCTGTTTTACAGCACCCGGCTTTGTATAGTCTATAGGCATCTGCTCTTCATCGCGTCTTTTCGAGGCGTCAGCCTCCCTAAGACCCTTCACAAGCTCACTCTCCTTACCCACAGACACAGAAGGCGCAGCAGCGCCCCTATTCAAAGGCTTACCACCCATAGCAAAGCTATCGGATTCTTCACTCTTCACTCTTCCCTCTTCACTTTCACCTCCCCACTTCTCTTGCGCTACCCGCTCCTGTGCGCGTCCCAATGCAGAACTATAGGATTTTTCACTTTTCCCTTTTACCTTTTCTCTTCTCACGGTTCTTCCCGTAAACAGATGAGCACCAAAGTCACCAACACGACTCGCATCCTTTACGCTCACATCGCCTCTTCGCCCTGTCTTTCGGTCTATCACCTCCATTCGAGCACCAGGAAATGCTTTTGCAAATCCCATCGGGTCCTTGTCATACGCTGTCTTGTCTACCGTATGCCTGTTACCTTTCGCATCCTTGAAATAATAATATCTATTGTCTGCCATATTTATTTATCGTGTTTTTATATTCTACTTCACATACTGACTCCAGTTCGTTCCTTTACCAGTAGATGTACCACCTTTGGCTTGTGCCTTCGGCTTACTGCCAGAGCCTTGCCATCTTATAGGGTTCGCGCCCTTGCGCTGTCCCCTAATCTGCTTGGCTTCACTCTTCGACACCCTCTTGGTCACATATCCAACCTTTCTGCCCGAAGTGTTCACGCCACGCTTGGCCTTGTCGCTCGTCCTGATGTCAGCATAGCCAAATCCGTCCCTGAACGTCTTTCTAAGCGACTCGCCACGGCTTGAAGCGTCAAGCAAGCCATAGCTAATGGCACTCTGAATAATCTTACTTGCTCGATCTGCACTTGGATTCACCATCTTGCCGTCACTTCCCTCATATCCATTCATAGCACGGTCGAGTTCACGCTGCTTCTGAGGAGTAATCATACCAAGATTACGCATTTCTGTCCAAGCCTGGGCTTCCTGCTGAGGCGTAAGCTGTTTCTTGCTTGCCAGTCTTCCGTATGGAGTGGCATATCCATAACCGCCTCCTACGCCGCCGCTGCTTCCCGAGCCTCCAGCCGCTTTTGCCATTGACAAAGCCAGTCTGCTCGCACTTAGTCTTTCAGTAGCCTTGTTGTGGCGTTTGGTTTCGCCTAACCTCTCACCTGCCAACTTCAAGTTGCCTTCTTGTACCCCAAGCAAACCATCGCGATATGCCTTCAAGTCCTTAGCGTTCTGGTCTGCTCTCTTGTCAGCACTTTTCTTAAGCTCAACCATCTGCCCTTTATAAGCTCTGTCTGCATCTGCTGCATCCATCTTTATCTGCAAGTTGGCATTCTTATACGCAGCGTCAGCCTCAGCAGCAGCTTTTCTCGCACGTTCTGCCTTTCTCTTGTCAAGGTCTGCTTGCATCTCAGCAGTCGGATTATTAAACTTCTGTAGCGCAGCTCCCTTGGAAGTATTATAGATGTTCCCCATGTGTCGTATTGCGTCAGCTAAAGTGGCTATGCGCATATTGTTTCTCGTCATGCGCTCGTCATAATCATCATCACTCTCGCCTTCACGCCTTCCTGGTCGCTTCTTCGACAATCCGCCAAGCCACTTAAAGAAACCACCATCCCTTTGACTATCGTCCTTCTCAAACACAGCAGTAACACCCTTATCACCACCAACAGCACCCAAATCAACACCAACCAAAGGCTTAGAGTTAAGAGCGTAAGAGGATGGCATCCTTCCTTCCATGTCTCTCGGATTTGACGTCTGCCACGATTGTTGAGCCTTACTGCCCTCAGTCACAGGTTCCCCGTTAGGTGACCATCCTACATTTACAGGCATATTCTCAAACGTAGTAGGTCGTTTACCACTAAACACATTAGCTGGTTGCTGAGGCTGTGCCAAAACACCAGGAGCCACAACACCAGGCTGTGTTACAACACCCTCCCTCTTCTCCTTATCGTCCAATACTGTGTTCATAATCCTCCAAGTTTTTCTTCAACAAGTCAAACGCCTGACCAAGGGTATTGACAAACTTCTCCGCCTTTTCCCTACGCTTGTACTGAAATACTATCTCCTTGTTCAGTACAGCAATCACCTCGCACTTCTCTGACATGCGCTTAGCGTTCTTCTTCTTTATCCTCTCTATCACCTTGTCCTTATACGCCAAAGCATTCTCGGCAGACTTCAAGCAACGTTCAAACCAGTCACGCTCCTTTGTCACACCAGCAAGAGCCGACTTCAAACGCTCAATCTCTGCTGCTTGCTCGTCAACGAGCGAATCCTTCAACAAACCCGCAGCCTCCATCACACGATTAACGTCTACACCTTTCTTCGCGTTTATATCAATCTTTTTCTTTCCCATAGTATAATCTTTTTTATTATTTTCCTACATGCGTTACAACGCTCCCTACACTCCCGTCACATTCTTCAACTTGTCCGAGTATTGGCTATACAAAACCTCGTTCTCGTTAATCTTAGGAACAACCGAGCCTCCCATAGCTGCCTTGGCTTGTGGGCTTGATACATCAACCTTGCCAGGCTTTGATGCCTTAGGAGTACCATCCAAACCAGGAGCTGCACTCATCATCGCATTACTCATATTCTGAGCGGCTGCAGCCGTAGTCTCTGCCTGCTGATTGTAAATATCCTCTCTCTGCTTAGAAAGACTCTGTTCGTTCCTCATGTGCTGATCCGAAACACTCGCCTTTCTCGCCGTGTCATTGGCGCCAATATTCGCAATAGTATTACCCATCGTCCTATTTGCTGCCTCCTTTGCCATTGCTGTACTCGCGGCTGTTCCACCGCCAACGGCTGCAGCTCCATCCGCCTTACGAATGTAATTGTCCTGAACCTCCTGAGCCCTACGCATCAAGTTCTGACCAGCCTTTGTATCCAAGTAGTCCGTATTATACTCCTTGTCATACCAAGCCTTCTCCGCATTCGTGCGATATTTCTGCTCGGCCAATGCTCTCTTGGCTGCCTTACGCGACTTAAGACCTCCAAACAACGAACTACCTACACTCAAACCTAAACTGGCTGCACCAAGCAAACCTATCATCGGATTATTCGCGCCCGACAACTCACTAAAGCCTAATGGCAACCTAAAGTATCTGCTAATGTCTGTCATATCTATATCTTTTTTAATAACCATAACTAACATTCTTTCTCTCCAGTACCTTTTTCTTGGGGAATATAACATTGACCCCCCTTTCCGGTAGTACCTTTTCCAGGAAATATACTAACGACCTCCTTTCTGTGGAGTACCTTTTCTGGGGAAAATGATGATGACCTCCTTTGAGAACAGTACCTTTTTATACCTATGCTTTTATCTACTATAATTCGCAGCCAGTACCTAAGCCCCCACCCCCTTTGGGTCGTTCATCATCCACCTATGCCTCATCGCTTCCTTATCCTCGCCATCATGCCCTAACCTCTCCAACACGTCAGCACTAACCTATCCTCCCATATCACCCACCATGCCACATACCACTCATGCCACTATCGCCACCCCTCCACATCATCAAGAGCAATCATCTTTCCCTCGTTCTCTCTACCATGCGTCTACCAAAGCCACTTTGTAACCTCCTAACTCACTATCTATCAGTCATTTACCCCTTTGGGCTATGACCCCATGAGGGTCATGTTTCAATCGCTTCGATATTTTGGACGCATCTTAGACATGGCTATAGGGTGCACATAGAACAAGGGAAGAAGCCCAATACCCCAAAAGAAGCCTAAAAGGTCCTTAGTTGCGTCAAATTTACGGAGAACAACAACATCTTTTTCCGTATTTCGTCATGTCACAATTTTTTACTTTCCCTCACCAATCCCTTTATCGGGCACTTAATACCAAAAACCGACATACAGACTAATTTGTTTGGTCTAACCCCCGTAATTTTTGTGACCACCTAAAAGGATAGAGGAAATTTAGAACAACTCAAAGGCATATAGATGTACGCACGAAAAACCACTTTTGTAACAAAAAAGTCAAAAGAAGACAAAACAAAGAGTTGCAAAGGTCAGTAAAAACGGCTTACAAGTCGGAAAAACACGGAAAAATCACAAAAACACGCCTTATACGCTCAATAATGCGCACAAAGCACCTCACCGCATAAACACAAAAAGCCACTCCTGTGAGGATAGAGTGACTTATATATATAATATAGGATAAAAGGTGTTTATCTGTATTGGATAAAGGGAGAACAATGGGGAGATAAGGGAGGCTGCGCCTCCCAAGGGCTGACGCCCTACCCTCCACTGAGGCTAACGCCCATTGCTATTTGCCAATATTTCTTTCGAGTCTATACACGTATTTCTGGAATGAAATATAACTGTCGTATTCTTTCCCTAATGGTCCGATTATTTTTAAAAACCAAAAAAGGGCAATCAAAAATACAGCACAATACAACATATTACATATATATGATATAAAATTGTTTCCAATTATTAGTTTGCTTATGTATTTAGGGATAAATGTGAAATAACACATTGTAAACGCAATAGCTAAAGCCACTATAACAATACCCAACAAAGCACGTAAGCAGTAATGAAATGTGTATATCATTCCATTGTCTTGCACGCTTTCACAAAAGATAAGGAACAGATACACAAGGAACACTATTGCACATACGATACCTAATATTTTCCACTTCATTTCGATATACTTCTTATTTCTTCCACGATTGTATTGAACTCCTCCAGAGAATCAGCCGTGTAATGGATGCCCTTGAAGCGCACGAAGGCTGCAAAGTCGCTGTCTTTCTCTTCTTCGAACAGTTCACCGATTCTGCAACCTATGGCAGCAGCAAACTTCTCAGCAGTAGAAACACGCATGTCGTTTTTATCATTCAGCAGTCTATTAACTGATACACGATTTATGCCAAGACGTTTTGCAATCTCGTCTTGTGTTATACCATATCTCTTTAATACTTCTTTTATTCTCATACTGTGATTTTAATACGTTACATTATTATTGCTACAAATTTACTGATTATAATTCATATGTAGTATTATTACGTTAATATCTTAACAAGTTTTAAACCGATATACGTTACTTTGTTACTTTGGTTAAGTAACGTTAATTAGTTACATTTTCTCGGCTAAAAACTTGCTTATGTAACATATATACGTTACCTTTGTAAGCGTAATCAAGAGATTGCATCAACATTAATATTAACAATTTAAACATACAATTATGGAAATCTACAAAATTAAGAGAAACGGATGCGAGGTAAATGTAATATTTACAGGAAAGCAATACATCTTCCACAACTCATACTTCGGTATACTCGCTGTGGCAACACGAAAAGGCTATAAGGATGAAGAAATGCACACCTTTATTCTTGAGTACGGAGACGAAAACACGTTAGGAGGTTCATTTGGTGGTAGCTATTGCGAAACAATGGCAAAGCAGTTCATCAACAAGACAGAATCACAATACGTGAAGTGTAAAACTTATTACGAAGTTGTGGAAGTTGACGTGAACAGAAAATATTATGTAGATATATTGGCAAAGGAACGCTAACAACCATCCGTGAGCGACAGGCGCACATCGGGTTCGAGACCCGACACGGCACTAACTTTTAAAACATACAGATATGATAACATTAGCACAAGAGATTTGTTGTTTAGATTGCAAATATGCGCACTTCTATTTCAGCAACATTAATTCTTGCTTTGACAAGATAGTTTGTCAAGCTAACGGCAACCCAAACGGATGGAGCGGTTGTAGTAGATATTCAACAAAACATTAACCCCTAAAACATTACAGATATGAAACAGAGTGCATATTTAGGCTTTAGTTATGATAATTGTAGCACAACAAGGAAGCTCAAAAGCAAGACCCTTAAGGGTATGTTCGCTGAAGCCAAGAGAATAGTAGACAAGTACAACAAGGTCGGTTGTCTGAAGATAACCTTACATTATGGTGTATACCTCGCACCTGTACCAAGATATGCGGGAGACTGCAAATTTATGGAGTTTACTTTGTACGACCGCAAGGAAGAAGAGAGAATACGACACTAAAAACATTACAGATATGATAGAACTTATAATTGTAGTTATGGTTGCCTCCTATGTAGCGGGTATATATGTAGGTAGACATTGGAGAGAGTTTACACAAGAATAAATCGGAAGATAAGGGAGGCAGCAGCCTCCCAACGCTTCGCCTAACTTAAATCTCATGGCACAGAAGACAAGAGTAGTTAATCTTACACCAATAGACGCTATACTATTGCGCAATGTCTTTAATTGCTATATCGACAACAAGCGCAAGCAGCTACAGCGTAAGAACCTCGCACCGATAACACGAAGGTTTATTGATGATGATATTGAATGTATAACAGAACTCATGACAAAAATCTTTAACAAATGAACAAGTTATTAGTATCAGCACTGATAGCAAGCACATCGCTTGCAATCGTAACAACAAAGAAAGCAGTAGACGCAGAGTACGATAGAGCACAGATTAAAGAAGATGTACGCCTACTTATGAACGATATTGAAGAGTATGGAGACATCGATACTTATACAGGTTCAGACCACTTCGAACGTCTGTACGAATGGTCGCACAATCTTAAAAACAAAGAACAATGATTGAAGAAGTAAAAATCAATGGCACACCCTTTTTTGTGGGTTTGGCAGATGTGTACGGTGGAAAGATGTGGTTCATCTGCAAATGGTATCTTGACAACGAACCATCCACTCGTAAATTCTGGACTAAGAAGGAACTCGAAGACCACTTGCGCACAATACCGAACAAAATTATCAAGCGTGAGCTACTCACAATGTTACACAAGCTACACGGCAGAGCAGTCTGTTACGCACGTTAGCAACCATCCGTTGGGGATAGAAACCATATCGGAGCGACACCGACAACGGAGCAATATAAACTTTAAACATTACAATTATGAAGACAAGCATTATCCCCTGTCCTATCAACGAGAAGGACTTATGTAGCGACACCCTATTTGACGGTCTATTTGATAATAGTCAGTATGTGGAGCGAGGAAACAGATATGTCGGTTTTATCTGTGATAATATCGCCAAGGTTGAGTATAACAACAACTTCGTTCACATGTCATTCGAAAACTCTCTACACGATAGAGAGGCAAAGCAAATCGAAGAGTGGGCACGTGAGATAGAAGACAGCTACAACGAAAATCTGATAGACGAAGATGTACGGTTAAATGTACGCTTTAAAGTCTTTGCGAAGTCTTGCGATGTATACATCGAATATATCATCAACGAGAAGTAACCCCACACAGGCTGAATGTGGTTCAAGCCACTCCACTTCGATGCAAGGTCGGAGCAGCCACCAATATTAACAACAATTTAAATCATACTATTATGGCAAAGTACAAAGTATTGGTTATTGAAACCTTAAGCAAAGAGGTTGTTATCGAGGCTAATAGCGCAAAAGAGGCAAAGGCTATCGCTAACGATATACGCAGCAAAGGAGAGCTAATCCTTACGGCTGATGATTTTGATAACTTCTCAATCCATTGTTGGGAAACTTGTAAAATTAACGAAAAATAGAAACACTATGACATTACAGGAATATCTTGAAACTAAGTTGGGTGAAATGGCAAGCCAAGACCCAAACTTCCGTGAGCGTTACGAGGACAAGAAGAAATCTATGACCAATTGCCTCTGTTATGTCACTCAACAGGCACGCAAACAAGCGATAAAGGGTTGTGCTGCAATTTCCGACGAAGACGTTTTGCAGATGGCTGTCCACTATTACCAAGAGAAGGACGTCAATCCAACCAATGACACCCCAAAGGCTAAGGTAGTGGCAGCAGCACCCAAGCAAGAAAAACCGCAGCCAGTACTTATCCCCAAGCCACAACCCAAGAAAAAGGCTAAGAAAGTAGACAACTCATTACAACTTGATTTATTTGGAGAATTTTAACATGAAACCACGCAATAAGATAGAACAAGAGGTCGTTAACCTCTCACACAAGTTAGGCGAGATAGGCAAGCGAGACAACGCTCGCCTAATCCGCAACACATACGGCTCTTGCAAGTACGAGGATATGTACAACCGATGCTATGCCGTTATCAACCAGTCTTACAAAGGTTGGCAAGTGCTCAGATATTTCTGTATCGACCGTCACGGCAAGCGTGATATTTCCTATAGCACATGGGAGGTGTTCCAACTTTGGAACAAGGTAGGCGAAAAGCAGATACTTATAGCACGTCAGAGAGCGTTCCATTATTACGTAGACGCTTTTCTCCTTTCCTCCCCAATGGAGATACGGCAAAATCCAAAATACTGCGCATCGTGGCTGCACTTCACCGACGTAGGCTTTTCCTATATGTACGACAAGTCCATCGACGGCACATACAAGTATTGCGACAGCCTTATTCTTGCAACTGAGCGCAAGCAATGGTATCGTTTCCTGTCCGTAGACAAGTTTGCCGAGACAATCCTTAAGCAGCGTCACGAACTTGCCGAGTACATGCTTACTAACAACATACTTGACAAGGAATACATGAAAGCCGTGCGCATTATGTTCCGCCACAACTATGTGCCAATGAACGAAGGGCACACGGCATACAATCTCTACTTCGACATGCTACAGAACATGAAGTATATAGGATGCGACCTCTCTAACCCTCATTTCGTGTGTCCCGATAATCTCATGCACACGCACGACTGGGCATTGCACGCTCGTCAGGCTCTCGAAGCCAAGCGCAAGACCAAAGCCGAGCACGAAGAGGAGATACAGCGCATCAAGCGTGCTATGGACAAAAACGAGAAGTACATCAAGGCTCGTAGCTGCTTCTTCGACATGACCATCAGCGACAATCTAATCACGTGTCACGTCCTACAGTCGGTAGACGAGTTCTACGAGGAAGGCACAGCGATGCACCATTGTGTATACGCTAATAGGTATTACGAAAAGCAGAACTCACTCATTCTTTCCGCTCGCATCGACGACAAGCGTATTGAGACAGTAGAGGTAGACCTTAAGCAGATGAAGGTTGTTCAGTGTTATGGTGCTTGCGACAAGTTCACGCTCTATCACGACCGCATTGTCAATCTCGTCAACAACAACATGAATATGATTAAACAATGTCTAACATCTAAACAAATAGCAATATGACAAGACAAGAAATCTACAAGTCACGATTCCGCACACTTACCACGGCTGAGAAGAAACGTATTCTCAGCCGACTCTTCCCAGATGGCTACATCGAATGCAAGGACAATATCCCCGACGAGCAGACTTTTGCCGGTTACACCGAGGATTACGGACTCATTGAAGTCAGATTTTCCCTGTTTGACAGCCGTATAGACATATCTCGTGAGTTCGACACCGAAAGGACAAAATGGCTGTTCATCAACGACATCACCAACAGGGCACTCGCTAAGGATAACGTCTATGCCAGGAACTCATCACAATTGTTTCCGTTCGACGACAATTCCCACTACTTTGTAGCGGACATGAACGAGCACAAGTTTTTCATCGGACTAAACCAAAACAAATCACAAGCAATTTAAAACAATACAATTATGAAAAAGAAATTCACATTTTTCTTCCCTATGTCGGGAGAGACCATAACAAAAGAGTTTAACCTACTCGCAGTAAAGGACGCTACAGTAAAATATCTCCGCAAGCAGTCGGAGGTTCGTGGGGACATTTGCCTTGTGTCTGACGAGAAAGGCGAAATCGTGGCAATGGCGCACATCGACGACAACATGAAGGTAAAGTTCTTCATCGAGGATAATTCAGTCTCAGACATCAAAGCCATAGGGGATATTTCCCTTGAAGCCAACGCCTAACCGTAAATTTTTATTAACTTTGCAAAACAGAAAGGAGGAATCCATTATGAACGCTAAAGAATGGTGCATAGTAATAGTATTTATCTTAGCTTTGATACTTGCCTGTTAGGGCATAACCAATGGCGAGTCATGACAATCTTGTGGCTCGCCTTTTCTTTCAACACCAAACACACTTAATCATATGAAATCAATAATAGTAATATACGACGACCTCTTCGAACTCGACCGCACCGAAGTAGCCTATCAAGGCGAGACGCAACTGAAGTCAATCGTCAAGTCGCTCATGGCTGATTATCCCGAGAGCGAGAAGGCAGAAGTCTACAACAAGATTACCCAATCTCTCGTTTATGCTTACAGACGTGACAGCAAAGGCAATGTCTACGAGATAGAACGATACGTCCCCAAGCGACCGAGCCGACCAAGAGCCACTATGACACCCGACCCCAAGTTTCCAAAACGCATGACCTTTTGGATGAACGATGCAGTATACGACCGCCTTGACAATCTGAGAGGACACAGAGCTTCCTTCGTGCGCAAGGCAGTAGAGGAGAAACTTGAGCGAGATGGCGACCCGCTGCCTATTGACCCATGCCCCAAAGTAGAAGGACACCCCGACCGTCGCTATCATCGTTTGTTCAAGTCGCTACCTCCAACATTACGCACATACGATGCACGTGAGACCTACCGCTCACCGCTCACCATCACCAAGACCCCCGAAAATCTATGGCGAGTCTCCTATGGCGAATACTCCACCCTACAAGGCGCACCTTCTACCGAGAACAAAGACTTGCTTTCGGCTCTCGAATGGCTTGATATTTGGCTCAAAAAATACGGCAACAAGTGGATCGTCGGCAAAGTGATAAAGGATGAGGAGAAATAATCTCCTTATCCTTTTTTTAATACATATCAAGAAAAACGTGCATTTGTTTACAAAATCTTTCTAAAATCTTTCATTTTATTATTATTTTCGCTATATTTACGTTTTTTCTAAAACAATAAGGTTATGAAAGAGTTACCAAAACAAACAACAGCAGAGGTGAGCGTAATACTCAACCGCTCAATTTTCTTCTTCTATTCTAAGGCTCTTCGATACGTGCCTGTTTCCCTCATGCTCTGTCATTGGTATGGAGTATACAGTTTTCACGACAATCCACGCGAGATACTCATAGACATTCGTGAGAACGAGGAATGTATAGCCTATCTCTACTTCATGGTCTACATCTTCCCCGTTGTCTTCATGCTCCCTGCAAGTCACTTTTTTAAGCTATGTTGGATATGGCGCATACCGTTCACCTACATCATTGGCACAAATGCCATACGGCTCTATTACGGCTCATGGCTCATAACTAACGAAATGTACGATGCCGACTTCATCCTTATCCTCATGACCTTGGCTCTGTATGTCTGTGCCATCGTACAGGTGACATGCCGCATCTTCCGACGCAACAGAACGTCTAACACTAAAACCAAATAACTATGAATGTACGCAACTTACTTGCTGACGCTTTCGATAGCGCAGCTTCACGCATCCGCAACAACTCTTGCGGAATGACAGACCAGGAGATGGAGTCTGCTCTTCACAAAATGCTCTATCTGCTCGACTCCGACCACCATTTCAACGAAGACAACGCACGTGCTGCCATCGCACGTATGTACTACTTCTGTGACGACACGCACAAATGCTATGCTCCGTTCTTTGCATACGAGGAGATAAAGGCAGCTTACGACAAGATGCAGCCGACCTTGCCCGACGATTACAATTTCTGGGACTTTTGTGTTACCGTCAACCTCATGTACTCAAACCACATCGAAACACTCCGCTCATGGTTTCGTGACCGCAGCCGACTACTACAGAAGTCATGCGAGTTAGCACGAAGCTTCCTCCTTGACGAGGACACCGACCACCCAACAGACAAGATTTGGTGGTATGTAAATTCTTAATCGAAAGGCGGATGAATAGGTTTTCCCTGTCCATCCGCCTTTTTGTTATTCCTCCTGTTTGCTTTGCTCGTACTGCTTGCACTTGTTGCGCAGCCATGACTCCAAGTTCTGTGTCTCCTCCATGAGCCGCTTCTTGCTTTCAAAGCTCAAAAGACTTGGTACTGTTGCGTGTACCCTACCAGTATATTTATTACGTACAAATATGTGAGTAAATACTTTACAATCGTGTTTGTTGGGCAATGGGATAATGCCGAACAGCTTTCTTTGTGAACAAAGATATATATATCCCATTAGGAAGACCTCCGCTACCTCCTCTCCGCTAATCTTCATTTCTTTTTCTGCTTCCAACATCATGTTGCTAACAGAAACCTCTGTGCTGTAGATAATTCTTTTCTCCATAGTGTGTTTGTTTAATGCTACAACTTAATCCCACGGTGTTTTAATTGTTCTACGCTTCTAGTAACCTTTCGCACACAACACAAGCACCATTATGAGAATATTGATTATAACAAAAAAGGATAATCGGTATGAGCACTACCCACCACGACCAGTTAATCACTCCGCAGATCTTCAACACGATAAAGGCGATCTGCAATGTTGCCATGAAAAATTCTAAAATGTTAATCTTCATATTATTTAAATTTTATAAATTTGTGGTGGTATAAAACCACCTTTATTTTTATTCAAAAATTCATCGAAGGGCTTCTTCTTTTTCCCTCTTGGAACGCTCAGAAAAACCATATCGAAGGACGGTTTGCTATATTCTCTATAAACATATTTATATCGATTATTATAACGGTCACTAATTTTCGTCAGTTTTATGTTATTCTTCTTGCAAGAAGGATATTCAACTGGAACTTCCTTCTTAGCCTTTTTCTTTGCAATACGTATTTTCATGTCGCCTCCATTTTATAATGTTAAACCTTGAGCAGCGGAAGTAAGTCCTATAAGGGACAAACTCCCCCTTGCTCCTTTCCTCTTCCATGCGCCTTTGGTAGAGCATGGTCAGCTCACGACTCGCTTTCCGGTCTAACAGATTGCCGTTATAGACTCTCCATCTTACTGGATATAGAAAAATCTGCCTTCCCATTACTGTCCCCTTCCTTACCGCTTTGTTCGGCTTTTAATCGTTTCAACATCTTGCGTAGTCTGTTTATCTCCCTTAACTTTGCCTCAACAGCACTCGACAGTTTCTGTGTATATTGAGGCAGTCGTCGCAAAGCTGCATTCAAGCGTTGGTCTAACTTCCAAGTTGCTGAAGGAGCGCCGCCCATCTGAGAACCATAGTAGTTCCAATGGCTTGTCCAATACGGATGATACTTATATCTACTGTGAGTGTCGCACATTCTACAATAGAAACCATAAGTAGCACTCGCCTTAATTATCTTCTTTGCCAATCTTGCTTTCATAGGCTATTCTTTTTTGATGTTCAACTTCTCCTGCCATTCCTTATCGTGGATAGAGCCAACAATCTCTACATCGCGTTTATAGTCGTTAACAACGACTCCATATAACGGCCATGTGCTTGTGAATAGAGGGATGGCATACACCACATCGAAGCAGTAACCGCGAACACCATCAACAACATGACCGATAACTTTGCCATTATGGGCGAGGATATCACCGTCATATATTTCCTTGCCGTTCTTGTCTTCCAGTCCTGTGTTACTGCCTACAGTCTCTGGATCAACCTCATACCCACCAACCATAGTACGAGGCTCTAAGCCTGTTGTTGTCACTTTTTGGTTGTGAACCAAGTCACCATATCGCCAAGCGTCCGTAAAGACGTCTTTGCCACGAAATTTAATTGTTCTCATAAATTATTCCTCCTTAAGTTTTACAGGTTCATCATTCCAGTTAAGCTCTCGTCCGATAAGCTTCTTTATGCTGCCATTAGGAAGTTGGAAACCATAGGCTCCATATCTATCTTGCGGCAACCAATAGTTGTGCTCGACACAATCCCCAGCCCACATATCAGGCTTACAGTTGAATATCCATTCACCAATAAAATCTACCGCTACCCATGCCATGATTATTCCTCCTTTATGCCGAAGGGTGTACCATCGATAAATTTATACATCTTAAACATATATTCATAATCAAGCCAATTTTCTTTTGTACCAAAATTTATCCTGTCATCCATAATACCTATAATATTGAAATATCCATGAGATGCTTTTATCCACCCAAAAGGCTGATGTTTCTGTATTTCCTGCCAACACTCTACTGCATCCTTAAATGGGCGGTACTTGGGCTCTGACTTGATGCGGTATTCATTTGATTCAATATCGAATGTTGGCGTGGAGGTTCCGCTCCAATGTTCTTCGCCTAATTCTCTGTACTCTATTTTTCTGCCTTCTACGAACGCCTGTATAATAGGCAGAAGGTCTTTTGCTTCACTACGATTCATTGTTACTACTATTTGATTGTTAATTATTCCATGGATATATTTATAAAATTTTTAACCTCCTGCAAATACAGACCTCCACAATCCTTTTCAAGCTCAATCATTTTTTGCTTGCTAAAGTTTGCGAGTTTTATCATTTCGACGGTTTGCACATCTTCGAGTTTCTGTACTATTCGAGCTTGTATTAGCAACCATGCTCCTCTTTCAAAATCTGTTATGTGGCTTTTCTCAGTCTTACTCAGGGCATGTCGACAAGCTCCGCACAGTTCTCGCATTCTTTTTTCGAGTTGCTCAAAGGTGTATTGTCTCCAATGATAGCCAATATAATCGCCATATATTACAGCTTCTTTTAATATTTCTTCGTTCATTTTTCTTCCTCCAATTCTTTTACAATCATTTTTACTCGCTCATATACAGAGCCGTTCCAACCATCTTCTTGATAGTGATTATCATTGACATAATCGTCCACTCTGTTTATGAAGTCTTCAGAACTAACACCTTCTTCGTAATCCTTTTGGTCGGAAAGTTCAGAAAGAAGGCCAAAGCAATCCTTGTGCATTTTGAGTGTGCATCTACCCTCTTGTTGGAACTGACGAATATACCTATCGCCAACTTCTATAGGACAATTGCATAAACAACAAGTGTGAGGCTTACGAGCTTTATGTTCAGTGTTAATGATGTCGTACATGTCTAATATTTTTTACCTCCATGATGATAAGACCGCGTCTCGTTGTATTTCAACTTAGTGTTTATATGCCAAACAATGTCTATACCAAGACTATTTGCATAGTCTATACAAAGATACGCTATGTTGCATAATCTAATAATTGTGCTTCGATTCTGAAATTCCCTTACATCACAGTCCATTAGAAGTTTCGTCAAGTCGTAGACATTTTCAGCTACTGTCTGTTCCTTTATTCTCTCTCTTGTAGCAGGGAACAAGCCTCTGTCTTCGTCCTCTATTGGTAGTTCTAACGATGCAAGACATGACACAATACGTATCACAACATCTGCAAGTTCGTCTTCAACAGTATCTTTGACTGTTAGTTCAAACCAGTTTTTGAAAACCTTAGAATCGCTAATATAATTATGTGCTTCTGATAGAGTCATTGAGTACAATGGATCTGTACTATCCTTTATACAATCCATAATAATATTTCTCGACCATCTGTCTTTTCTGTCTGCTTCCAACATTTCCGACAGTTCACTTATTATAAGGGCCATGAAACGTTTGTAATTTTTCATAACTCCCCATCCATTGCTTTTGTTTATTTCATTTGCATTTTTACTGATTGCTTGTAATGTTTCTTTTTCCATGTTTTTTTTGTTTTAATATCTCCCTGCTGTCACAAGGAAGACGTTGACATAGTTATTTTCTTTTACGTTTTCTGTTTTGCAGATACTGTCCGTATTCTTTTGGTGAGCTTGTAAATATTGGACCGCAAGCTTCCATAATCACAGGCTTGTTGTAATAAAGTCTGTATATGTTTTCTATCCGTTCTATATTGTTCATTTCCTTTCCTTTTTTATCCATCCTTGTTCTACACAATAGTCATAAGCCTTTTGTATTGCCTCGGTAGGAGTGTTTTCTTCTTCAACAGGGAAATAATAATGCTCACCATCCGACCAATAAAGATGCCATTTACTGCCATAAAGACATAAAAGGGGTGTATACTCTCCTTTATCACTCATTCGTGCTACACCATCATCAGGATCGATGTCAATAGTTGGTAGTGACATGAGCATTTTGTCAATTATATTCTCCATCATTTTTTGTCCTCCAAAAAATCAATGTTAAGTTTATACTTCTCTTTTACTTTCTTGAATTTATCCAAGAGGAAAGGGTTTTGCAAGATTGCATCCTTTACTTCTTGTACAGTACCATATTCAACTAATACGATAGTCTTACTACCTGGGCGTTCATCATCTGGAGAATAAGGGACACCGTAACATGTGTAAGGTACTCCGTCTGACAAGTAACGTAGAAAGGTTCCAGTATTCCCATCTAAAATCTCATCAGTTATGATTCTGTCAATCTCTTGAAAATCCTTATACTCTTTTCGTGTAAGATTAAATTTGATTCCCAAAGGATAATGCCCAACACAGCCATCAGTACCGAAGTATATTATGCGGTTTGGCTGCTTATTATGTTCTACTGGTTCAAATGTTGACATAGTTACAAATTTTCTATTTTTTCTATAAGTTGTTTACGTGAAAGTCCACTATAGTAATATTCACCATGTACTGTTAGGACAGAACTATTTTCACCGCACCAATCATGGATTTCCTTGATGTCTGATACTGGAATACTAACAGTATCGCGTGTACCAGAAATTACTTCTATAAACTTCATTGTTCTTCTTCATTTCTTGGTTTTAAATTTTCACAACGGCATGTTGCTTCTCCGAAATTGATATTGGCAGGGAAAAAGTGATAATAACTACAATATCCACCAAATAGGTCCGCATAAGGACAGCACGGACAATCCCCTTGTATTACATTCTTCATCTTTGTTTATTTATCTCTCCCTGCTGTCACCAGGGAGAGGAGTGATTAAATTTAAAGATTACCTGATGTTCCATCCCAAGAGTAAACAAACTCTCCTAAGGATTTCCAACCTAAACAAATTTCTCCATGTTTTCTATAATCACAAGTATTATAGCTTTTACATTTAGAGCAATCTGGCTTACTCATCTACAACCTCCCAATCTTCCGCAAATACATCAGATGAGGAAGGAACCCAAGAGTCTGCTCTACCATCTGGATTGATGATAAGCATCTGATTAGTGTAGTCAATGTGAGGATTCTCACGACTCATCAAGATATTCTTGGCAGACTGAGGGAGTGACTGCATATTTGGGATGATGTCAGCTTCAATGTGTGAAGGAACCTGCTTTACGATAAACAATCCCTTACCATTCCATCCCTTGCGTCTTACAGCAAGACCAGCCTTCAGTAATTTAATAGCACCACCGAAGTTAACAGAACCTATTTCAGAATAGGCTTCCTCAAACACACTCTTAGGAGACCAAGACTTATATCCGTCTTTGTACTCTACTAAGTAGCCATCTTCCTCAACGGTTGCTGGCTTCAGTTCTCTACCAAGCACTTTCTGTGCTTCTGTCATAGTCATAGGCTCTGCCATAATGACCTTCATACCAATAAACTTTTTCATATTATTTATATTTAATCCCATAAGGGATGGTTAATAAGTCCAAACTCGTAGACGAAGACGTAGGGGTTGCGCTTCCATGTGCCTTTTCCTGCGATCTTGTCAATGAGCAGGGAGTATGGTTTTTTGGCTGTCCCATAGGTGGCAGATTCATCTGTGATGCTGTAAAAATGCGCCTTGTTTATTCTGCTCTCAAAATCCACGATACCCTCAGCCAAACAATCCTCTTCGCTGATGTCTTGCAGACGCTCGATACGTATGTCGGTGGACTGGTATGCCGTGACGTATTCGTCCTCAAAGGCCATGTGTGCGGTCTCACGGAACTTGACGTTTTCGAGGGAGAAGGGACAGCTCATTTGCTGCCTCCTTCCGTGGATGGAACTTTTGTGCCGAGGAGGTGGGCGGTGTGCTCGTTGTAGGGGATGCAGTAACGAAAATTATTGCCTAAACAAGCATAAGGAAAGTCTTTATCATCCCCCCTGTAATGTGAGAAACAGTTAGCGTACCAGTCATGTTCTTTACAGTCTCTCACTAATACTTTGTCGAACGGCTTGAACGGACATTCGGGCTTTATTGGCTCAACTTGCAGGGTTTCGGGATTATATTTGCCATTGTAGTGCTCCTCTGCGTCAACAATAAAGCCTCTCGCGAATTCTTCAGACTCCTTGTAGAATGATTCTACGGCAAACACAATATCTTCATCCCATTCGTCTACTTCTGCATGATGTACGATTGACGCATAAAACGACGTGTAATCATCGCTCTCCCAACCCTTAAAAACAGCTTGTGCCCCATCATCTATACTGCGCACCACGTCTCCTCGCTTGAAGAACTTTGTCCAGTCGCGCATTTCTGAGGAGGGGAAGAGGAGACATTCTGCAGAAGGATATTTTTCATAAAGTCTACCATCAGAAGTAAAATTACCTTTGCGGTCAATGCCGGTAGCTATCCATATTGGATATGCAGAATTACTGTATATTTTCCAAAGTTCGATCTCGCCATATATCGGTGAGTACAGCTTTATCCCCTTCGGGCAGTCTTTCAATATCTCTGCTATGTTAATCTTGTTTTCCATTGTTGTAATTTTTATTGTAACACATTTCCAAAAATTCTATTTTCCCGTTGGTATTTCTTCGTCAGTTCCATGCGTGACCGAATCTAATTGTCTGCAAATCTGCTTGTACATCAGCTTGCACCATTCGTCGGCAGGAGTGCCGTTTAGGCTGTCAGCATACTCCTTGATGGTAGTCAGAGCTACATATGCGCCAACGTAAGCACTATTCATGTCGCTCTCTCGTGATTCTTCTTCTGTCACTCCACCCAGAAGGAGGATAAGCCATGTCTTGATTTTCTTCTTCATAGTTGTATGTTTCGTAGGATGAAAGGTTGTGAGGATTGAGTCCTTAGAAGATGGACTTTGACTAACTTGTGTACAGCACGTGGCTGCGCCTTGTTAAAATCATTAACTATACGACGTTCAAGTTCTGTGTGCCATACAGGTTTATCTGTGCCAGGAAGAGTGATTTCGGCACGGACTCGCTGACCGTTGTCAAAAGTGAGAATAGCTGTGCGCTGCTCACGAGGTACAAATGGATTGTGTTTCATTTCGCACTCCTTTCTGATATAGATTGTATCGTTTTGTTATTATTTACTTTGATGTTTATAGGAGTATCTTCTTTGAAGTATTCCCATAATGTGTGCTCTTCTTTCATTACTCTGTTGTTTTTATCGTTTCTTTACATTCTCATACAGCTCCACGATTTCCTCGTCTGTCAGCTCACCTTCCTTGTCCAGTCCATACAGAAAGAATTTCTCCTTTGATATGGACGTCACACCTGCCTGTGCTGCAAACACCTATATACCTCTTAGTGTGCCCGTCTTGCGGAATATGTCCACTATCTTTCGCACGTAGGCGATGAAGTTTTGTGTCTGCTTGTCGTAGACAATTCTGCAATCTTTCGTCGGCTCATCTTTGTCTGACGGTTCTTCTGTTCTGCTGTCAAACAGTTCCTCTATAGCGCCGATATTCAACCCAGCCTTGCGCAATTGGTTGCCGTACGCCTTTAAGCTGCCGCACAGTTGCTTCACTACCTCCACCGTATAGCGTGCGCCCTTCAGTTTCTCATACTCCTCATTGAGATTGTCGTACTGCTTTTTCAGGTGCTTGTATTCGCCCTCAATGGCGCTTTGCTTGTTCTTCGCCTCCATGCGCTCAAGCATATTGCGGTAGAGCACGTCCTTCTGCTCTACGAGCATGTTCAGACGCTCGTTCTCCTTTTTTAGCTCATCGCGCTCTGCCACCACCTTGTCGTAGTTGCGCAGTATTATACGTGCTTGGTCTATAGGCGAGAGGTCTTTGTTGAATGTTGTCATAATTGTAATAGTTTTATTGCTTATTGTTATTCGATTCTACTATGCAACTCAGTTGTTCTACCTGCTGCTGCAACTTAAACATCTCCTTGCTCGCATGGTCTCTCTCCATTCTCGCCTCTGCCACAAGTGCCGAACCTACAACCACGCTCGCTATCAACACCACCGCCACGCAAACCCATGGCAGTCTATGAGCAAAGCTATTAATGTCTCTACTTACGCCCTTAGCAAAGGCCCAGCCGTATTTTAAGGCATACACACCTGCTTCTCTTGTCGTGGCATTAGCCACAAAGTCTATTCTTGTTGTCTTCATATTTCTTTAGTTTTAGTTATTTTCTTAGCGATTTACCTCTGAACACGATTTTCTTAGTTATCGCCCTCAGTCTGTCTACGGTTCGCTCCCCATATTTCTCCACCATCTTCTCTTGCGACAAATTAGTCGTGAACATCAGCAGCTTGCCTTTCTTCTCCGCCTCGTCTACAATGTCTGGGAACCTGAGGTTTCTGTTGCCATAATTTACATCCACCGATTCCTTGCCCACATCATCTATATATATAATGTGTTTCTTTACGATGTCGTCGAATTTACTGTTCAAGTCTTTCGCGTCATATAGAGAGATTATCTTTCTTGGGAAGTGATAAAAGTTAAACAGCACCGGGAGAATCTTTGCGCCTATCAGCGTTTTGCCTCTTCCACACTCGCCACAAAGCCACAGGCCACGCCCCTTGTTGTCCGTCAGCCATTCCGCCACTTCCTCGTATTCCGACTGCCATACAGCGCCCTCACCGCAATAGTATTTCAGCCCGTTACACAGCAACAACTTTGCGTTGTCAATGTGTATGCTTACCTTCTTCGGAGACCCAAAGAAGCCTGTACCTTGCAGCGCCAGCTCATATTCCTCCCACACGGTTTTTATGTCTTTTCCTACCATGTTTCTTCGTTTTTAAATTCATCCTTCTCCTTATGATATATCATTCCGATGTCCTGCGAAGTCTTACGCGACAACTTCCTTTCGTCATCGTTCTTCTTCCACCTTACCAATCTCTTTGCTATCTCAAACGTCTTTTCCTTCTCAAAGCGCATCTTCCTACCTCCTTCTTTTACCTCTGTCCAATAGTCGTAAAACTCCGCAAGCATTGGTCTTGGATATATCTCGCCGAATGGTTTGAGCTGCATTCCAAACGCCAACTTTCTCTCTTTAAGTTCCTGCTCGGGTGTCCGTTTGGTGTCCGTTTGGTGTCCGCCGACGCTATCTAACCCCTTGGGCTTCAGTGAGATAAGTGTCCGTTTGGTGTCCGTTTGGTGTCCGTTTGAATATAGAACCTTTAGATCATACAGTTCCGTGAGATACCTGCTTGTCGTTGGTCTTGTAAGTCCAAACCGCTCGCCTAATTCCTTCATTGACACGTCACATTCACCAGCCTTACCGCATTTCCTCTTGATGTAGATGTACATTCCTATCTTCACCAAGTCAAGGTCAAGTATCTCATCGGGAATAGTCATATTACAGCTTCTTCAAGTTATACCCCGTCACCGCATTAAACCACCGACCTTGCCACTCTCTTGTGTCAATGCTTATGTCGCATCCCACAGCGTCACCATTGCCCAGTTGGTTCACCACGTCTACTTGCGCCCCTCTAAACGTCACCACTATATTCTTCGGATATTGCAAGCTCGTCACATGCTCTATCACAACGTCACGTTCTCTCCACTCTCTGCCAGACTGGCTTATGCCGCTCTTCTCGGGCAGAATCTTTATTATCGGTCCTTCAATATGTATCATCTTAATTCCTAATTTATTAATTCAAAACAAAGTCAAAAATCAAAAATTCATAATTGCGCCCCGGCGCAACAATTCCTAATTCCTAACTCATAATTCCTAATTCTCTACACCCACCCTGCGCCACCGCTTGCCAGCTCTGCCTTTGCGTATCTCAGACCTCTCTCGTCGTCCTTGTCCGGTATCATCACCTCGTTCATCGACGCATAATCCAGGAAGTTCCTTATCACGCTCGACATTTCAGCTGTAGTCAGGTAACACAGCGGTTTTGGTTTTTTACTTCCGTCTGCCAGGAATATATGCGGACACACGTCCTGCTGTATCGTCCGTAGCACACTATAGAATATCTCGCCCTGCTTGTATCCGTAGTAACTGATGATGAAGTTCAGATAAGCCATCTGCTTGTTCGTAGCCACCTCTCTGTGCTTCACTATGTCTATTGCATACCCGCAGTCGCGAGCCTTGTCTATCTCTCTCATTGCAGCCATATACTGCCTTGGGTCATTCAGCCGCTCAAAAGTCGCCATACCCCCTTACCCCCTTTCCAATTATTTCATTATTAATGCATCAAAATAGTACCATTAAAATGTTGCCAATTTTCAAGCAACCGCCTTTGAAGTTCTCTTTTGACTTCGTTTAAGCATTTCAACTTCCACTTTGTGCAGCGTCCTTTTACAACAAATTCGCTATAAGGGATTAACCACAATCCGCTTGTCGTATGTCGCATATGACGCTCAACGTGCTTCGCTGCCTTCTTTATCTTCCTCGGTACTCTCATGTAGCAAATCGTTTTTAAAACGCATCATTACCTCCTCAAAACTACACTCCTTGCTCTGAAGGTTCTTGACAAAATCTTGTAGCGCATCTACAACCTTGTAATCAGAATCATATTTTTTAATAAAGGCAGAATCTTTTAATATGCAATTTATGATAAACTTTAGTGCTTCTATCACACGTTTATCACCACTATTCCGTACAAGTTCGTTATAGTCCTTTACGGATATTGTTACCCTTGGTTCCATAATTCCTATTTTTAAAGTTCATCAAATTCTTTTTGCAAACGCTTCTCTGTCTCCACTAATAAATCAAGGAGTTTATTTTTAAACTCCCTGTCGAGTTCTAAAAGTAAATCAATGCTCTTCAATGCCCCTTCTTTTGGTCCCCCACTAATAAATAGATAATTAGTGTTTTTACAAGCATCTATACACCTACTCTTAATGATAGCTTTTTGATATACTTCTTCTTTCATATTGTTGTTTGTTAAAACTTCTTCAAGACAGACAAGCACAGCAAACTGGAGTTTTGTCAGGGCTTTCACCTGTAGTTTCACGTCATTTTGCGGACGTTCCTTGTCTTGCTTTATTAGGCAAGGCTAATAAAGCAAGGCTTGAAACCTTTGCTGAATTGTCTATGCGGTAATTGATATTTTACGGCTACAGCAAATGCCAACCAGTCTAAAACGGCTCAACTTCATACTGTACTTGCTGTCAGGGAGAGTGCTTATTACTTGGTCATCATGATCTGCGGCACATTTCCGTAAACCGGGAGCTTGCCATCCCACTTCTCAATCCACATCTTTTTGAGGATTGCAGGAGTGAGACTTGCAGACTTGAGTTCGTTGGCCTCGCGCTCAGCACGTGCCTGCACGAGCATCTTCTCGGCTTCTGCCTTCTTGACGGCAACCTCGTTGAGTGCTCGCTGCGCCTCCTGAATGGCCTTGTTCTTCTGGTTGACTGCCTGCACGATAGAGTTTGGGTATTTGAGACCAGAGGTGAGTTGTTCGAGATGGAAGTGCTCATTGGCAAGTGCTTCGCTTAGTTGTGCCTCTATAGCACGTTCAACAGTATCGCGATTGCTGACAATCTGGTCGGTGGTGTACTTGTTAAGCTGTATACGGAAGGCATCCTTGACGTAGTTGTACAGCGTACCATTGACAATACTGCCGAGTTCTTTGCGGTACTTTTTGAATACCTTGGGGGCGTTGCCGTCAATCATCTTGAGAGAGACTGTAGGGTCTACTGTGAACGCAGAACCGTCCTTTGCATTAACGGTGAAAGCGGGGTAGTCGATGGTCTGGACGAACGTGGGGTACTCGTAGACCTCCTCGGTGAAGGGGTTGTACCACACACGGCCAGTGACGAGACTAACGTCGTCAACACCCTTGTCTGTACCATAAAGGTTAACGAGGATACCCTCGGAGCCTGCGTCGATGCGCTCGCTGCAAGAGGTTAGAGACACGGCTGCTGCGAGCAGCGAAAACATACAGATTGATTTAATTTTACTCATTGTTTTTATTATTTTTAAAAGTGAGACAATTCGTTGCTAAGGACAAGAGCGTCCAAAATAAAAGGATTGCTACGCTAATCAGATTTGTTGCTGTGTCAGCTTTACTTACACCTCTCAGCGCAATGCTGACAACAATGAGTGTTGTAACAACCCACACCACAAAAGCGGTTACTTTCCATTTAGATATTTTCATTTTGTTCTATTTTCTTACATTAATACAATTTTCAATCCCTTCTTCGCCACCCATGTCGGCACACCAGTCTGTCCCGCCACCGTCAGCTCAGCGTGTTTCTCGTCCAGATGTCTCTCGCTTGCATGTATCAGCGTTATCGTTCTCGCTGTCTTGTCCGCCTCGCACATCTTCAAGTACTCCACACAATGCTTCAAGCTCATGTGACTCAGCCTTATTCTGTCCGCTTGTGATGCTACCGTACGTCCTCCTCTCACAGCTTCGTCAAGCATATCGTCCTGATAATTCGCCTCGATAAGATAATGCGACACTCCCTTCACCACTTGATGCAGATTCCAACAGTCCGTAGCAAACATGAGCGTCTTTATCTCTGGATGATGCACAAGATAAGCGAAGCATTCCACGTCATGCTCAACTTTCAGAGGCGTTACTCTAAAGTCTCCAACTTGATATGTCTTGCCATGCTCCACCGCCGTAACGCCAAATTTATTGTTCTCTTTTACAGCAGCTGTCGAGTATACGTCTATCCCGGCACTGGTAAACTCACGCACATACTTACAATGGTCTCCATGTTCATGACTTACTATCATGCCACAAGCACGACTTCTTTTAAGCCTTCCTACGTCTTGATATTCTCTCAAATGACAGCCAGCCTCAATCAGAAGCTGGTCGCCATTCTCTGCTTCGAGCAGATAGCCATTGCCCTTACTCGAACTGCCTACGATGCGTAGTTCCATTACTTAAACGGATTATCGTCCTCTGCAGCCGTGGCAGCTTCCGCGCTTGCAGCGCCATCATTCACCACTTCTCCCGTCTCTGCGTCCACGTTGATCACCTCCTTGGCTTCCGCAAATTCCGTATCACGATAGTCTTCTATCGTTGGAGCATCGTCCACACTAAAGGCATTCTGCATTTCGATACTCAAATATCCTTCCTTTGAGAGAAGTCTACGGAGTACGGTCTTTTTTGCCATCTCGTTAAAATTGCCGTACCATCCAATAGATTTACCTGGGCCTTGTTTCAACTGACGTTCTGCAAGCTCTGCCAGTTCCTCGTTCGACATTTTGCAGTTCTTCATCGATGGCGAGTATATTTTACAATAAGTAGCCATTTCGTCGATGGTCATATACAGCATACTTCTAAAGCCATTCTTCAATTCAAAGAAGGAGAAGTAGCCAACAGGCTTTTCCGACAATTTCTCTCCATTGAGATTAAATCCGCCTGTAAGCTTGTCGAAATCTTGAAGTTCGCCTTCATATACCACACCTGCATTGATTATTTTGTAGAGTCCGCTTCGGATTGCCAACTGAAATAAGCCCTTGTAGCCGATAATCATTGTTGGAGTATTACCGTAAGCCACGAGATAAGCATAGCCTAACTGTTTACTTAACGGTAATTTTAACGAGGCTGCCTTCATTGCTTCTGCCATCAACAACTTAGGGTCACACGCCCATAGTTTTGGTTCACCCGTGAATATCTCCATGAGTGATGTGGCGAACACTCCAGAATTCTCCCTAAGTACAGTCTTCAACTCTTGCTGATAATAACTACTATCTACGATTTTTTTGAAAGCCAATACAGCATTTTGTTTGACTGTTCGTTGTGGCTGTTGGGCCACCGCTGTTGTTGTCTGTGTCATTTTTCTATATATTTTATCAGTTCTTCTTTACTTTTAAACACGTGCTCCTCCTTTACGGGAGGAAACACGCAAAATCTATATTGCACGAATGGCTTTGATGTACCAAGCACTTGCACGTCCACTCCTGTTATCTTGCAGCATTGTGCTCGGTAATCATCCAGAAACCACACCGCGTCACCGATATTGTGCTTAGTCTTTATATCCATAGCGCTCTATCGTTAGCTCCTTGTCTTCTGTCACCATCAGTCTTATCTGCTGTCCTCCGTCATACAACGGATTCAGCACTGCCTCGGCATTGTCTATCATGCAAGGCACGTTCACTTGATAGTATTCCTTCAAAGCTCTCGCGATATCCAGTCCAGCATTCATCTTTGCAGCTGTGTTCGAGTCAGAATAGGGCACACCGTCCACCGAGCACTCACACCAAGGCTTGTCTGTTCCGTCCAACTGTCGTCTGAACATCGACCACTTTACCAGTCTAAAGTGTTTGTTTACGATGTTCTCCATAGCCTCGCAGGCCATCTTCTGATAGTCGCTCACGGCTGCTATCTTGTCGTCAAGCTCGTCAAGCTGCTCTTGCCATACCTTTCGGTCGTTCTTCACAGCCTTTATCTGCTCGTTCACCTTATCCCATTGTGTCCTTACCGAGAGCCGCGCGTGTAGCGCATCCAACTCCGCCTCCTGGTCTTTTATCTTCTTTTCCAAGTCGGCCTTAAGCTTCTTGTCCTCTTCGCTCATGCCCTCGTCAGTCGGCTTCTCCTGCTCAGCCTCTACCTTCTCTATACGGTCGCACACCTGCTTGTATTCTGGCTTCTCCGCAAGCAGTGTCTCTACACTCACCTTCTCATTTCCCTTCTTTACCTGTTCCTCCAGTGCCTTTTGGGCCTCTTTTAACACTACTTCTGCCTTGTCAAGTTGCGTCTGTGTGGTCTTCTGATCCAGCTTGAAGCTTTCAATCTCCTTCTCACACGCCTTTACATCTTCTTTTATTTTTGTAGCGTCATTTCTCAGTTTCTTAAGGTCCTCAGCTTGGTTGTTGAGGAAAGCCTTTTCCGATTCCTCTTTTATCTTCTGCACCTGGTCCTCAGGCAAAGGCTGCTTGCAGGTAGGACAGAAGGCATCATCCTCGTTCCATTCCCACGTTCTTGCCTTTATAATACTCCACTTTGCTGCTCCGTCTGCCATCTCTGCGTTAAGTTCGCTGATACGGGTGTTGCATCTATTAATAGACTCGTCATACGACTTTACTTTTTTCTTCAAGTCCTCTACAGTTTGTTCAGCTTCCGTCACAGCCTTATCACATGCTGTCTTTGCCTCAGCGTTAGCCTTTATTATCTCGCCCAACATGCGCTGTGCCGAATTTTCCATCATGCGCTTGCGCTTGTGGTCAAGGTTCAGAATGTTTATATTCTGCTGTTTGCGTACCAAGTCTGCACCACCGCCGTTTATGGTGTTCAGACTATTGCGCATCTTGTCTATTTCCAGCCCTTTATCGTCAATCTGCTTCTCTATCGCGTCCCAGTCTTCCGCTTTTGGCACCACCTTATTCAACGATCCAAGCCTTACGGGTATATCGTCAAGCTTGTCCTGTATTTCCTTGCGATTGTATTTCAGATGTTTCAGCTCCTTGTCGATGTCTTCCTTCTCAAGCAGTTCTTTCACAGCGTCAAAGCGTGCGTCGCCACCCGTCACATCCTCCACACTCGGAACGCCGTACATGTCGTTCAGCATCTTGCGCTGCTCGCTCCATTCCATTCCTACAAAAGCATAAGGCGATGAACAGAGCCTGAACACCTTTTCCGGACAAATCCTGTCAACAACCTTCTTAAAGTCTCCAGCTGTCACTACCTCTCCGTCTACCTTGTACGTGTAGTTGTTAGTCACGCTACCATCTTTCTTGCGTGTCTCGGTAAGTATTCGGGTTAGCAAATGGTTCCCTGTCCACAAGGGTATGCCTTCAAGAAAGTCCGAGTCGTCACGCGTGCACAACCTAATCTCAACCGAGTGTTCCACATCTTCAATCTCGTTGCCGTGCTCGTCCTTGGTCTTTATACCAAACTTGGTGTCACCAGCTTGGTTCGTTCCAAACAGTACCCAACTAATAGCGTCTGCTATCGTCGATTTACCTATGCCGTTACAGCCTTTCACCACATTGATGCGGCTGCTAAACTCGTAATCGGCTTTTTCCGCACCCTTGAAGTACCTCAGGTGCAACTCGTAAATACATATCTCTTTCATATTATCAAAATTTAGAATCCTTCAAATATATTGTTACACCGTTCAGAGTCTTGAAGTAGTTTATGTCGCCATCTTTCAATAGTTCCTTCAATACCTCCCTTAAATCCTCCTGTACGGCTGTCTTCAATTCTGCAAAGCTCACACCCATCGGTCTCTTTGTATCGTCGGGCATCATCTTCTGCAGCTTCTGTAAAACATATTCCTTGTTCATGTTATATTTTGTTTTATAGTTTCGTAGTAAAATGCTGTTCTATTCTCACGAACCGAACAACAAGAGTGTTGTATGACAAATAAAATTAAGATTTTCGTGGGGGCAGAGGGAATCGAACCCTCACATCGGAACCACTTCTTTATAACTCTACGCTACCCAAGCCGTAGTCACGCCCCCTTAAAACTGTCCTATGCTCACGCACCAGACAGGCAAAAAGTCTTGTAATACACGTTATAGCCACTGCTATCATCTAACATTAATAACATTTTACATACCAATATGAGCTTATCAATTCATTCCTTTCAGTCGTTCGGTCTCCTTGCTGTAGTACTCAATAAGTTTCTCCAGTTCCCAATTCGACCATTTCTTCATTTCGTGCTTCCTCGATTCCAGCAATATCACTCTCTGCTCGCCAATCTTTCTTATCAACCCCTGGCGATAGTCAAGTATATTACCGTCCTTGTAGCGGTTGCAGTGCCGACATTGCGCCGAACAATTGTCTTCCGAGAACCTTAGAGCCATGTTCGTTCGTGATATGTAGTGTCCGCAGTCGGCTTGCTCAAACGGCAATACTCTTCCGCAGCTAATACATCTGAAGTACTTAAAGCCAAATTCCTTCGAGTCTCGCAAACGTATATACATCGAGAACACTCTATCAAGCTTATCCTTAAGCGATTTTGTGCTTCTCCATTTTCCCGTCCTTGCAGTTTTCCCCCAAGTGTCGGACTTGTTTTTATCTTTCTTTTTCTTCCAAAACATATCCTTAGTATATCTCCTCCTTTCTACCCATGTCGGCAGAACGTTGTTTAATCTTCAAGTTTAGGCAGTGTATCCGCCTCATGCGCCACTCAAACAGCCTCAGCGAGCCCCTGTCTCTCTCGAGCAGCTTGTATATCTCGTCAACCCTATCTTGATAGGTGCGTGTCGTAAAAAGTTGCAGCATAGCATTGGTTTTTAAAGATTTAAAAAAACTGTCTATCCTCCCGAACCAACAGCCCGAATAGTCTAACGACACAGACTCCTCCGTGCCACATCTAAACAAACTGCTTTAATATCTGATTGTCAGCTTTCTCTATTCTTCAAACATCGGCAATCTCACCTTCCTTCCCCCTAAGGAGTCCAAGGCCATCTTGCGTATGTTCTGTGCCACGCTCGAGTGTGAACGGTAAGCAAGCGCATTGTACACAGCTGTTCTTTTATATCCAAACCGATTCATCAGTACGGAAATTTGTTCCTTTGGAACAATTATTTTCGTTTTATTTATCAACTTTGCCATATTATCTGTATATTTGCACAATAAATAAGTTTATGTAACGGTTGTAAACCGTTTTACCGATGCAAATGTACAACTATATGGGCAACTGCCCAAATATTTGGACATAAAACTACTTTTTATTTATATATTTTTACATACGATTACATTAATAAACATTTTACAGCTATGACAACCATTACCGAACGCCTCGAAGCCCTACGCCGACATTACAACCTCTCGGCTCGTGGTCTTGCCGATCGTCTTGACCAGCGTCCGTCAACAGTCGTAAACTATTGCAACGGCTCACAGCCTCCCAAGTTGGAGTTTATCGAGCACGTGTTAGACCTCTTCCCAGAAATCTCTGCAGAATGGCTTATACGAGGCAAAGAGCCAATGCTCGTCACCGAGCATCCCGACCTTGCCGTGCTTAAGAAAAAGTACGAGACAGAAATACTTGTCAAGGAAGGCATCATTAAAGAGCTGCGCTCCATTATTCTGGAGAAGAACCAGAACAAGCAGTCTCCCGACCGTCAACAACTTGTAGGGTAGTCCCGTTATACCCTTGGCTTAAAAAAGACGATTAAAGCCAACAAAAAAAAGGTAGCTGTCCTCACGGATGGCTACCTTAGCAATAAAAGTACAATGTGTATGTAACTAAAAACGTAACTAATAACAACTCTTATATTAATTTCTTCGCGACTTCTCTATACCATATCGACTTTTAAAAGTTTTGTCTAAAATAAAGAGAAAGAAACAAAGAGAAAATACAATAATTTATCATCAATATTCTTCATTAAACTTCTAAAAGAGTTTCAGAAGGCTGATGCTTTTTGAGCAGACTCTCCCCTTATAGAGGACTTGAAAATCCGTCTATAAGTAAGAGTCCGTATAACGATGAGTCCCGTCAGGATCAACCCCCGTCACCACCACTTGCCAGCTAACGACAGTTAGTGTATGAAGCTTTCGGTGTTCGCTACCGTCCTTCCCGCGTCTTCTCCAATCAACTCTTGCGCTTCTGCCCTGGGTCCCACTTGCAGTGTTTGTTTCAAGTCGAAATGTTGCGTGGTGTATTTAGCCGTCTCTTCCACTCCGACCTTTTGAATGGGGACAAAAAAAGAGTCCCCATTCGCCGTTCGTGTAACGCTCCGAACTTTGAACGAGGACTCCACATATGTTGATTGAAGTATCCTAAATGCGCCTTATGTTAGTGCGTTACTACTAAAAAGCGATACAAAGATACGTTTTCTTGTTCATCCGACCAAATTCACTTTACATTCGTTAACACCATAAAAAATCATAATTCCGTAAACTATTTTATAAAATAGTTTGCTTGTTACCCAGAATTTACCTAACTTTGCACCATAAAAACCAAAGAAAGCTGACAATCAGATAGTTACAATATATTATAAGTGAACCCTGCGAGGTCACTTTTAGACAATATTGCTTTTTATTTGATTGTATCGCTAACAGCTTCTTTACCAAGCTGTTAGCGATATTATGCTTTGTGTAAGCTGCTGCTAATAAACGAGTTACACCGTAAACACATACGTAAACAAGTTTATTTCACAACGTTCGGGTACACCAGTAATTATCGGCTTTCTCGCACATTTGGACGTTCCATCCTTCTGCTTCGTAGTATATTATCGTTTATTCTTTCCTGACTTCGTCATTGCGTCACCCAAAAATCTTCATCAAAGAGTTTGGCGATTTTCTGATGCCTTGCCATCAACATTGTCTGAGTGTATACATCCTTGTTCAGAGATAGCTTAATTTGTATTGTCGTGATTGTCTTTGCCAATGCAAGCACCTTGTCCACGCTCAT